TTAATTTATAGCTTTTGCATATTTTGTGTAGTCAACTTTACCTGTAAGACCATTATGACTATAATCTACTACACGACTCTCAAAGAAGTTAGTATGTGTTGATCCTGTTAAAATGTAATCAATCCACTCTAAAGGGTTGTCACCTACTTCTGCGGCTGTGATAAGTCCTAATTGGTACAGTCGTAAGTTCCCCAAATAATCAATAAAAGATTTAGCACTTTCCTTAGTCAAACCCTCCTGATTACTCATGCTGAATACTAAGTCAAAAAACCGCTTTTCAGCAGAACAATACTGATTAGTGGTATCAACTATAAACTTATCTAACTCAAGGTTCTCGACTTCAGACAACTCTTTACGAACTTCATTTAGTACCCGAATATTGAACCTAACATGCTCTTGTTCATCTTTTAGGCTCCATTCGTTGACGGTATTAAAATTCTGCATCAGGCCAAAACGTTTTAGGTTTAGTAAACAAGCAAATGCTCCAAACAGTGCAATACCTTCACCGAGTAATACAACCGATAAGTGTTTTGCGAAGTTTAACTTATTAGACAAATCACCACAATCCTGTGTCAACAGGTCTATCTTTTCTTGCATTTCTGCATACTGTTTGAACTCACTCCAATCCGAATTAGTGTAGCCGAATGTTTCAGCAGCAAGCGCATAAGCGCGTTGATGAACCACTTCTCTGGCAGCAGATGCAAACAAGCCTGTGCGTATTTCATTATTCTTTACGTGGGCTAGTAATTTCGCATAACCGCTGCCCACCTGAACATCCATTTCGGTAAAAAGCATAATAAGCTTCTCTAACATAAACTTATTCTGCTCATGTGTAACATTTTTAGTTGTCAGCCCATCCGTGGTTGTATACTGACGAAGGTCATCCTGCATTTCCACTTGACCTTCATGCCAAACCATATCAACCCTGTGCTTTTTCTCGTATTCAACTGCCCAAGGGTATGTGAACGGACGATATGCTAAATTATCTTTAAAAATACTCATACTACTCCTTATGAAACAGAGGGCTTTTTAGCCCTCACAGCTAAGACACTCATTAAACTCAATTTTAGCACGTACCGGTACACTGTTCAATGGTTTGTCACCACCAGTCCCAAGATTTGCTCTTGTCGCAGGTTTACTACGGCAGTAGTAAAAGGTCTTAACACCACTCAACCAACCTTTAATGTGTATATCAACCATCTCTTGTAATGTAATGTCGTTAGGTACAAAAATGTTCAAACTTTGACTTTGGCATACATACTTCTGTCGTGCTGCTGCCAGTTCTACAATCCAAGAAGGATTTATTTCTGTCGCTGTCTTAAACACTTTCTTGGCTTCATTATCCAACCAATCTAAGTGCTGTACACTACCTTCGTTCACAATTATGTCTTTCCATACCTCTGGTGTATTCTTGCCATAAGCATCCAGAACTTTCTCAAGATATTTATTCTTGATTAAGAAGCTACCTGCCCTGCCTTGTGCATTAAACGCATTAGCTGCCCAAGGTTCTATGGATGGGCTAGTACCCACCATACTACTACTGCTTGCATTTGGTGCGATGGCCAATAAGTGGCTATTCCTCATACCACTACCGTAACAATCGTCGCACTCCCCTCGCTCTTTCGCAAGTTGTTTACTAGCCTCTACAGCACGTTCCTTTATTGCGCCGTACAGCCTATGTGTCCATTGTATAGCAGAATTAAACCCCCCTGTCTCAAAAGCAATATCTTTGCTTTGTAAGAAAGAGTGCCAACCCAATGTACCTAAACCTATTGCACGTTCTTTACTTGCAGAGTGTACCGCACGTTTAAGGTGTGGTGGGGCTAGGCGGATAAAATACTCTAACACGTTATCCAGCAACCTCACCAAGTCTTGCACAATCGTAGTGTCTTTCCATTCCTCATACTTCTCTAAATTAATAGAAGATAAGCAACACACTGCTGTGCGTTTGTCTGTAGTCCTTAATGTAATTTCAGAACACTGCCCTGTTAGAATACCGTTGAATACTCCCATACCGCGTTTGCTCTCGGTGAAGCAGTATGTATCATCATAACGACCATCATCCACCACTTCAGTAATCTTAACAAACTGTGTACTTTCCCTGTTAGGTTTGTGGTCGGTGATTACTAACCGTTTAGGGTTAAAACCTAAAACATGTAAGTTGTTTATACCTGTCTGCCCTATAAGTAACCTGTAAGCTTGTTTACAGTAAAACATTCCCAACTCGCCGCTACCATCGTTCAAAGGCATCAATCGTTCACCAGCTTCAGTAGATGCTGTTACCTTTGAAGATACACCTAACGTCTGTAACATCATTTGCACTTCTTGTAAGAAACCTTGCTCAACACTTCCAACCTGAATGGATTGGGTTTGGCCGTTCCTAGCAATTGTTCCGTCTGAATCACACAAACCTTCAAACCACTTGATGCGACTCTCAACATCATAATCTGAACTAGGGACAAAGAACTTATCTTTTAGTAAGTGACTATGACCATACTCACGATCTAAGTTGTCTTGCACAGACCAGTTGTGAAAAATGTCACCTAGATACCGCTTCAATTCGCGCTTATCCCCGTACAAATAAATACGTTTACCTTGTTTTGTTAAGCAACCATCGCCTGAGTAAAAACCGTTAGCATATGGATGTAGCAACGATTCATTCCCTTCAATAACAGGGAAGTCACACTTAATCAGCTTATCTCCTGCTTTCAATTCATTAGCACGTTTCTCAACAACCCATCGATTACCAGAAGTAGGGTGGCGACAAGCGATGTAAAACTTGTGGTAAGGTGTGCAAGTTAATTCAAAACCAGCATTGGTTTTAATACTTAGTAATTTCTGGTTCTCACCAGTTTTTACTACAACCGTATCACTCCACTCTTGACCATTCCAAACTGTAACTTTTTCACCTTCTAGTTCAGATATAACCTCATAACCATTAGTAGTAAGAATTTTAGTCTCTGGAGCAACACATAAATTACTTTGACTCACACTGTATAGTGGGTGTGTAATCCAATTTGGAATATTTCGGTTAACTGTGTCTTTGAACATGATATAAGGTTCCCCTGTCTCATATCGAATGTTCATTAATTCTTCCCACACTTCTCTTGCATTTAGAAATCGACCTGTAGCTCCATGTTTGGGATCTATCAGTTCGTAATCTTCCCCGTTTATAACCGACATCATAAACTTATCTGTAATGTTTACAGCATTGTTTAAATTAAAACACTTTTTATTACTATCACCACCTACGGGGTTACGCATTTGCATAAAAGCTGCAATTTCTGGGTGGTCAATATCTAAATATGCTGCCATACTACCTCTGCGAGTGGCAGTCTGCTTATAACTAAGGGTATCAGCATCGTAACCCCTCAAGTGTGCCATAACCCCTGTAGACTTCTCATCGGGAGATCGATTGGATGCGTACACACCGACACCACCACCCATCATGCTGAGCCAAGCGGCTTCACTACGAGCTTCAACTAGACCTTCTTTTGTATCCGGTATATAACTTAAGAAACAACTTATCGGCATACCATCAGGTTCTACATTCTCTTGTAGCCACTCAGAAGCATATTCAAAATTCTCTTTATCAAAAGAAGGCCATTCCACATTTACGGCATTACTAAGCACTGGGCTTGCAAAAGTAAACCAACCCTTAGAAGCGTAGTCATAAATACGTTGTGCAAAATCATAATCACCAAAAGAGAAACATGTTGCTGCCCTAGCGAAACCCTCTTGAGGGGAAGTTTCATGGGATTTCTTGTAGAAGCCTTTTCCTGTTAAAAGAGCAAGTCCTTGCTCTGGAATAAACTTGTCTCGGCTATAATCAATGATAATACCTAGATACTCTTGTACCGGACTATAATCTTTAGCTACCAACTACTGACCCTCCATTTGCTTAATCAGTTCTTCCACACCTTCTTGTGTATACAGAAACTTCTGTAGATTCTTAATACCACTTTTACGCCATACGTTGTCAGTACGTTCAAATCCTACATACAACCAACCACCTTTCACTACATCACCTGTAATAGGGCTACGCATTGCTGTACTACTGTCTAATTCTTCTATATCATTCTTACGTGCCACATCTATACCGTACAGATACAGCAAGGCTTTTGTTTGGCTATCTGTCAATGCCTTACCTGACTTGTTGAACACTTTAGCAAACAAACTATCTGCAATATCTCCGATATGTACTGAATAATCGTATGGTAAGAAGTCATCATCGTTAAATTGTTTATGTTTTGTCATTGTTGTTCCCCGTTAAAGCTTTCCAAGATACAGGGAATAGCGGTGCAATTATACCACCAACCTGTAATGCTAAATCTTGTATCTCTTTTTGTGCGTGACTATCAATACGTAAATTATAAAACCTAGCAAATGCCGCCAAACTTCCTGTCCAAATCCAATTAACATAGACACCTTGTGGTAGGACTAAACGTGCTTGCTCTGGTGCAACTTTTGCTTTAATCATATCATTATATACAGATATTGCTTGATTGCATATAATTTCATACATGTTTAACCAGACATGATTAGCAGGGTGTTTACCATCACTACCTTGCTTCTTATTACCACTTGGGGCTAATCGGAAACTATCTGGAATAAATAGCTCAGGCTCGGACTCAATATAACGACGACTTTCTTCATTCTCAACAAAACCTTGTTTATGTTTAAAGCATTGTGTACGAATTGGCACTGGAGCTTTCATTCGTAATTGGATCTGTGGATGCCCAAAAGGAGTCCAATGATTCTCTCTTGCTAAGTATTCAATAATACCTTCATCACTACCTTTTGGTTTATCTTTACGCCAAGTAAACTCTTTACTCTCTTTCTGGAATGAGACACGGGCTGTGTTAGCCACCATTAAGTCATCACCCATTACACTGATTAATTCTGCTTTCATTTATTCTCCTTTACTACAAATCATAAGCGGGAACATATATTTTAACATATTCCCTTCTCCAATACAATATCTAAACTTTTATTCTTTAAATGTAGCAATAAACTCTTTTAAGAATTGTACATTCTTACTACCAATTCCTACTCCTTTTCTTTCAAGATACTTTTCAAATTTTCAACACAACACTCATCTGGATAAAACTGACCTGTAATGGTAATCCCACCTTTCAAGGTGAAAGACATTTCCATCGAGATTCGTTCCTCTATGGTGGGGTGTTCATCCGATTGAAAACCAACCAAATCAGAGCCACCTACCGATAATTTAACTTTGTTTGGGTCATAATTCATTCCCTACTCCTTAATCAACTCTTTAAACAAATCTAACCAGAAAACCTTATTCTTACAACCCACCTCAACCAACCTAATGTTCTCTGTAGTGATTATTGTGGTCGGTAAACTGCGTATGCGATTCTGTTGTGTCAACTCTGGTTGTGCATCAATATCAATTATATCGTAATCAATATTAATTTCATTAAATATTTTCTTCAATGTATCACAATTACTGCAAAAACTTGCAGAGTAAAGTTCAACTTTCATCATTTACCTCCAATAAATCCACTTAATTCTGGTTCTCGGTAAGTGCGGGGGTTCTTCATTATCTTACCATTTCCATCCTTGAACACAATCCACTCACCATGACGTTGCCAACCAACCCCTTTGTAACGTCCTTGAGCTTCAATCTCTTTGCAGATAGCGTTTAAATCTTCCCATTCGTGGTCTGACAAATCGCCTACACCAGCATAATAGTATTTTGATTCGTTTGATTGTGCTACTTCTTTTAATGCGCCAAATATATCAATACCTGCCATTTTAGCCATACCAACCAAAGTCACTATAGAATCTGCGATTCCGTCCGCTAATAGTGTCTTATTCACACATTCATTAAATGCTTCGTTCGTTTCTTCATCAGAAGTGTTATTTGCATCTCGTATTAGCTCGGATTTTGCAACAAGTAATGTCTTAAATAATTCACTCTCCTTGCCACCAATAGCTTCAATAACCTCAGACCATTCCTCCAAGTTGTAAGCTGTCTGCAAGTAGAAGTTCTTAGCTGTGGGGTTAGGGGTTGCAACATCAAACCAATTTTCAATACGTTTGATTGTGTCCATTTATTTCTCCTTATTTATCTGCCTTGTAGCATCTTGATAACATCATCTTTTTCAGTAATAATCATATTCAGGTCACGACACAAATCATTCAGCTTGGCAATCTCATCTTCAAGTTCTTCAATATAAGTTAGTTTAGCTTGTGTATAGAGTTCTGTCATAATCGTTTACCCTTTCTTTTGTTTGGTATACAAATAGTAGACTTCCCTGTCTGTGCTGTCAATAACTTTTTAAGCTATTTTAAACCTTAGTCCAATCTTTATCAGGGGCATACATCTCACGTAAGCGAGAAGCAACACGTTCGTCAGTTTGTAGGTCTGCTAACAAACAAGCATACGTGTGTTTTTTAGTTTGCCAAGCAAGATGAGCTTCTAGCTCTGTTGGGAATAACCCTACACGTCTACTGCCACCGAAAGGGTTAGAGCATTGAGCTAAATAAGGGTTTTTCTTACTCCTAGGTTCACAACTAACCCCTATCATATAGTCACCCCTCTTATTAATGCTATCTATAATAAAATTGTTAACCTTTCTAGGTACAAATACTACAGTGTCAGGTGAATAATGTTTGTTACCAACAGATAAAAAGTCCTTATCTGGTTCACAATTTTGCCAATCCTTGTTATGTTGAGAATCAACCCATTTAATAAAATTAGATAAATACCTCCAATCTTCTGTTACAGTACAACCTTTATAAGTAGGGTTCCTAGCTTGTTTCTTAGGACACAAGCATCTTTCAAGAATACCTATCCACTTTTGATAGTAAGGACACCTCCACACTACTTTCTGTTTACCATTCACTACTTCAGTTCTATAAACATCATATTCAGCGTCATTCCTACCCACCCCGTATACTAAACCTTTACGTGCCATACCTCTCCTTTAAATATTCCAAGCTAACAAACATAGGGTTGAAGCTGCCATCCTTGACATTATGCTGAACCACGATACCACGCCAATGATGATTACCTTGATAACCTTTGTAACCCTCATCATGTTCATAGTAAGCACCTGCAATAATAGCCCACTGTTGTTTACCCGATGATGGTAAGAAGCGCGTAGCTGTGTCTAAGCACTGCTTATGTCCCATGCAAAAACTTTCACCAACATTCTTAAGGATGTTTAACGCAGTGCCGCCATATGGTTTACCTGTCATTGGGTTTGCCATGAAGTGTACATAGGCTACGCCGTTTATAACTACTGGTTGCAAATAGTCATAAACTTCCCAACCCATCTCTTTATATTTTAAACTATCATAACTCAGAAAGCCATACAATTCTGGATTAGCATTAACATGTCGCTCAATACGCTGCTCATGATTACCAAGGGTAATAACCATTTTAGGTTTGTACAACACCTTACCATGCTCTACCATTTGTTTTCGTTGTAAGTCGTGCAAAGGTTTGAGTAGTCGGTTCATACCCTCGATTGCAGACTCAATGTCTTTGTGGACACGCTTCCCTTCTGCACTACGTTGACCTTTATCATAACTAGATAATGATTCCATGTCAGCATGATCTCCAATGTGGACAATCACTTCTGGTTGTTTATCTACAATATATTGACCTAACCAATCCATATATCCTAAGTCAATGTCTGGTTTACATTGAGTGTCAGGTATCATTAAATGTGTGACATTCTCGCCTACAGATTTAGCAGTCTGTATGGTGTAATAAGAAACCCCATCTGTAGGCAATACCTTAGCCCCAAGTACCTTATCTAAATCACTCACAGGGGCTTCCGCAGCGTTTAAATAACGGTTATATGTGTCGTTGACTGTTGATTTGCCGACACTCAATACTTTTGCAATATGACGACTAGAAAAACCTTCTTGCTTAAGTCGAATCATTTCTAACTGTGTTTCTGTGAAATCACTCATTCTTCATCTCCATCTAATTCTCTAACAATATCATCAAAATCACTATCAGTGAGTAGTCCAGACATGATATCCCGTTCAATATCAGATATTGTCTCACCGTATTCTTTGATAAACTCAACTAAATCTTTAGCTGATGCACCAGAGCTATCACTGAAATTCTTAATCAGATAATAAGCTTGCATTACAGCGAAATATCTAGCTTGCTCACTGAGAAATACAGAACTATTGGGTGGGAATGATTTACCATAAATCAATTCACCTTGACCTGTCTCTAATAATTGTTGATATGATGTGATGTTTAAATGGTATACAGGACTCATCATACAGGTCTAGCTCTAAATATCAGTTTTACAGTGGGACAATCTTCTGTAAATTGTATTGAAAATGGTTGTAATTCTAACCTAATATTCTCAAATTTAGCAGCGGCGCAAGCCAGATTAGTCGATACAATATACCTACTGCCTGCAATCATTTTTACCTTTTCAAAAATTGGGGAGTTGCATAAAAGATTCAATACAAATTGTACTTCTCCACCGTATCTAGAATGAAACTCAAGCTTAGTATCTGGTGCCCAACCTGTAACAAATTCATTGTTAATTGTGATACTTTGTTCTTTGATGTCATATAACTTCATTTATTTTCTCCTTGTTGTTTAAAATATTCGACAAGCTGCTCTCTACGCCCTTTGGAGTTGGATCTGAAGGTGACTGGTTTGATTTACACAACAACAATTCGTGTGTTATTTGGGCAAACTCACTCACCAATTCCCCATGTGCTTGTTGTAGTGTCATTTCACCAAACCTTAACCTAGCTAATACATGACCAATATTGTCTAACTGCGAACCACTATAGAAAGGTTCTGAAATGCAACCACAACTAATAGTCTTGTCTTTTGGATTATAAATAATCATTTGTTTTCCTCTTGAATTAGTCTAATGAAACATTGCCGCCTGTCTGTTTCGTTTCCAATGTCTTTGACTTTAAAACCTTTTGATAGTAAGTATTTCTTCTGCCTCGCTGCAACACCTTTACCTTTCCCACCAACATTATTCTCCAGTTTAATAGCTTTCTTAATCAACACAGCTTCATCCCAAGATAAGTTATTATCTTCTAGGTAGGTCTTAACCTTGTGGTCTTCAACACAAAGAATCTGCAATCCTGTGATCGGAACATTCAACATGTTTTCACAGTAGTTTTCAAAATCAGATAACTTGGTAAAACTGTGACCACCAGATATATGGTCTACATTGATATCGTCCAACTTGAACAACTCCCCACATATTGCACACTTCCATAACCACTTAGTTCTGGTTGCTGGGTTCATGTCTGGTATTCGTGTCTGTTCTAAGAAAGCAAGTTTTTGTGGTGACGACATCCATGTTTTTCTCAAAGATGAACGAATCATATCTAATAACTTTTTCTCTTTGATTCTGCCATCAGAGTCTAAGTGTTTTAGGTGTTTCTCTAACTCAGCTTCCTTTTTATCTATATCAGCTTTAGATGGTACTGTCATAAATATGTATCACCCATTCATCGGTTTTATCCACCATCTCAACACCAAGCTCATCTGCACATTTCTTCATCTCGGAGTAGACTTTATACTCGTCACTATCCTCTGGGTAACTAGCATACCTCAAAGGGAACTTAATTACAGGTGTTTTACCTTCTACTGGCTCGAAGTAATAACCGACGTCAAAACATTCTTCATCTTTTCCCATTAATCACCTCTGGAATTAGCTCCATTAACTGCATATATAACTCCTTATTATACTCATACATATTCTCTCCATCCAAGTCAATTAGTCTTGGTATTTCAGAGTCATCATCACCAATATAAAAATAATGGGAGGTGATTTGTTTTAATACAGTTTCCAGATGTTCTTCTCTGCTGTATTTATTCATTGATAATCCCCATCTTATTCATCATACTTCTGACGCACACCTCATCACCTTCAAACCGAAGCATCCTAGCACAATTAAAGTAAAGCTGCATTACATCAATATAATCTACTGTATGGACAACATCGTCGTATGCCACATAATCAAATTTATCTTTGCCATACCAAGATAAATATAAGTCATGTACCACTTGCATACACTCTTTATCTGATTGTAGTGGGGCTAGTAATGCTACAGCAGTCTTACTACCAAACCGTTTCAACTTAATACCTAATTGGTTAGCAGTATCTCTTGGGTCATAATTATCCACTGGGTCGCCAGCAATCCATTGATAGTAGAGCCATTTACGACCATGCCCATCAGGTTTATCTGTCTTAGAAGATGTATTGACAAATACTTCCCCTAACCCATCAATGAATTGTGGTTCACCATCACCCTTCTCATCATTAATATGGTCATACCACCAACCCATATTCCCAAGACGATCTTTATCCTGTGTGCAACCAATAATCTTCTGACCCGATTTGTAGCCATCGTAAACGCGCATTGCTAAACGATCATCAGCTTCGTACCCATGTACTACGTCAGCTTTCCAATACTTAATCAAATACTCTTTAACATCGTCAAGTAATATTGGTCGGCTATCGGGGTCACGCTGCCCTTTATATTGACCAGACTTAGTAGGGTCATTATTCTTTGGTAGTGGTAATGTATCACGGAAATTATTATCACCAGAGATATAAATCTCAATATTCTCAGTCTTAAATTTATTCTGTAACCACAATAATTTCTTCTTAACCGTTGAGAAAGCGTTTTGTTTTGGTTCTGCTACTTTACGAACTTCTGTTGTAAAGAACCCATCAGGTACTTCCAAACCAGCAGTGAATTTAGCAAACTCTGTTTTGTTCTTGAATCCGTGTTCAAATTCATTTGTCGTATTTTTGTACATCAATAATTTTTGTTCTGCTGCGATAGCGTGGACAAAAGCTAATTCATCTCCATCAACAACTAAGACTACCTCATCACTCATACATTCACCTCAATATTAGGCTCTGGTCTACACTCTGGTTTAGACCAGCCTTTCCCACCTTTGTTGATGTATACAAACCCACCATTAGATGTACATTCCTTTTTGAACGCCTCAATATAATTACTATGTCTAACATCATTGTATGCAATTACAGAGAAGAATATAAATATAAAACTCAACATAAAAATTGTGAAGTATTTATCCCAACCAAACATAACCCCTCCAATTTAATCAAGCACATCCTTGTGCAATTATCACTAATTAACTAGCTTTAATCTTACCTAATATACTTACTTCAGCCAAAGCATTCTCAACATTACTTACCTTAGTCTGAGCCTTCAATAATAATTGCTGCCCATCATAAGCTGCATTTAGTAATTCATTGAACACCTTAGCCTTAATTATATCCGTATTTTGTAATGTACTAGCAATATCTGCTATATCGCTTTCAGTGATATCAATCAATTCTTTCAATCGCAATGCTCGTTCTAACGCATCTTTTACAGCTAATCGTTTGTTTAAATCTTGTGGTAAGGACATTAAAAATTCTCCTGAGCATAATTACCTAATTTAATATTTGCAATAGCAAATGCACACATATACACTTCCCGATCATCTTCGGTTTCAAATGAAGTTATATCTGCAATCCATTTGTTATACAACTCATCTCGCAATTGGTTGTATTTAGCCACTTTCTCTTGCGGCCAATCTAGCATAACCATACGTAGTTGTTTTTCTTCTGGTGACATTAGATTGTTTCCTCCTATAAATCAGCCTCAAGCGCCAACTGGCAGCGCTAAATATTAGTAGCCGTTGCCGTCGCCGTTGCCGTTGCCGTCGCCGTTGCCGTCACCATAGCCGTAGCCGTCACCATAGCCGTCGCCGTCACCATAGCCGTAGCCGTAGCCGTAGCCGTTGCCGTAGCCGTTGCCGTAGCCGTATCCGTTGCCGTAGCCGTTGCCGTCGCCGTAGCCGTTGCCGTTGCCGTAGCCGTTGCCGTAGCCGTTGCCGGTTATTTTAATTGCTAATGATTCAGGCTCCATAAATCACCATTTTGATCCATTAACATTCATATACATCACTACAGTTAATGGATGCACCATAACATCAGGGCATTTATCCAAAACTGTTTTAACTGTCGGCCCTTTTTCTGCCAGCTCACCCAATCCCTTAGTTGTACCCCAATTGCGAATAACATAGCAATTACTGATTTTAATTTCTTCTGGCGTCCTTTCTACGTCGCCAACTACAATCCAGCCGCGCTGTAAAACTACGATTTGCTTTTTGGTTGCAGCAACAGATACTGAATAGGCGCGAACATACTGAACATTGTCGACTTGAATGGTTTTTGGTTGTGACATTTATTTCTCCTTATTTAAGTAATGCAACAATAGTTACTAAAACTAACCCAACACTTAATATAACAGTAATTGGTAACCACAATGGACTCAACACCCACCACCAACTCCAATCAACATGGTCAGTTAGTTTTAAACCAACAAATAATACTGTTAATAACCCACAGAAACCAATACAACCAGAACTTTGTGCTGTAGTGTTGCTCATAGATTCTCCTTATTTCAAATAAAGGGCTAAACTAAATTAGCCCGATTGTTTATTTTAAATTACACCCTAGAACGGCGATGAATCTTCGTCATCCTCTACGGCTTCCTGTACAACCTTCTGAGCCGTTTTCTTAGAGGGGGTTGGTGTTGGCTCATCATCAGTAGGGAAATCGTCTACAGGGTTCTCTACTGCTGTTTTAGCATCACTCTGAACACTAATACCAAGTACATCATCAAACATCTCACCATCTTCACGATTATATGCAACATGCTCCTTCACAACAACAGTGTCAAGCATGACCACGAGCATGTTATCAGCATTACGATAAGCGAAAGCTTTAATATCACACACCGAACCATTACCAACTTCCTGTGTAAATGGTCGGCCTTTGGCGTCTACCACTTTCAGTGGTGTATATTCCTTAGTGATTGCACCATCCTTGTCACGCTTAACAGTGTCACGACCTAATTGTGCAGCGAACATACCCCCGTATGGTGCGTTAGCTTCTAAGTCTACAGGGTACTTCACTTTACCACGATTGGCGCCTTTTTTAATCTTAGTAACGCCGACTTCACTAAATTCTTTATTTATACCAATTTTTTCCAGCTTTTCCATTGTATCTGCGTTAAGGAACACATTTAACTGGTATGCAGTATCCTCAGATTGGTATTTTTTAGCTGGCTCTAACACTTTGGCATATGTTACTGGTACATTTAAAAAGTATAAGTAAGCTAATTCTAAATCCTTACCTTTAGCTTCTTTGGTTACTCGGTACACTACGTTTGTATTGAACTTTGACATATTTATATTTCCTCTTTGTTGTTTAAAATTAAATTATTGTGCCACTACTTGCTTACTTGTACGTACCAACATCTTGTCGATCATTAACACCTGTTTGTAATAACCTCGCAAGATTACACTGGATTTACTTTCATAACTACCACCCAATGGTCGCCAGTTCGTTAAGTCCCCAACAAGGTTATCGTGAAACCGTTTCTGTTGCAACAAATTAAATTGCTCTAAATTTTGCGACTGGTTTAAGTAGTTCATGGTATCTCTCCTCTATTTATTTGTCCAATCTGTTTCGAGATTATACATCTCTCGTAAACGTTTTGCAACTCTTTCGTCCGGCTGCTCATCTGCAAGTTTTAAAGCGTGTTCATACTTCTCAGCCTTCCAACACAAATGAGCATCTAATTGATTAGGAAACCTACCTAAATAATCCCTCTTTCCCGTAAAAGGGTTTTTACAAATAGCCTGATAGATTTCTTTGTCCCTACTTTTATCGAGTGTGGTGCCAAGTAAAGATTGACCACGGCTTTTTGGTTTGCTGTTGATAAAACTGTTCAAACTTTTTGGGATGTACACGCACTTAGTTGGGGCATACTCTCTGTTTCCTTCAAATAAGAAATCCTTATCTAACTGACACTTTTGCCAATCTTTATTGGGTTGAGAATCCACCCACCTAATAAAATCAGAAAAATATCTCCATTCTTCAGAAACAGAACAACCTTTGTATGTTGGGTAAATGTTTTGGTAATTAACACAAAAACATCTTGTCAACATGTTCATCCAATCTGAATAATAAGGACAAATCCAAACATTTTTCTTTTTGCCGTCTATAGTACGACTTTTAGTCACAAAACCACTAGCGTCATTTATTGCCCATCCATATATCAGATTTTCCAAATTACCTCCTAACTTCCAAATTACCATCCTTGGTTTAGAATGATACACCAATTACAATCAGATTGCAAGGGTTTATTCTGTTTCTTCCAAACTTTCTTCACCATCAGCAAATTCAATCAACTTCCATGTACGTTCAATGTAATAATCATAATCAATATCCCACTGGAATTCACTTATGTCATTACATACTTTACATTTCCAGTTTGATTCAACCATGAACCGTCTATATTCGCATGGTGTTTCTACTGTATGACTAAGAGTATAACCTTTCTTCTTGTACTTATCAATGTCTGTTTTAGCAGAAATCACAACTTCATCCATTAATTCGTGATTCACCCAAACTTCTTCGGTTTTTGTTTCAGTTAACGGTGGCATGACTTTAACTAGATCCATACCTTTAGTGCTAATGTAATATCGACATATATTCTGTGTCTGATGGTCAACACCATTACTACCAACCATAACCAGTTTGCTACTTCTCGATACTTTTGTGCGGAGCATAAAATCATACTTGTTATCATGTTTACGTATGAATTCTTCTGGATCAGCACCTTCTGATAAGTATTTTTCAGCAGCAATTTTCACAATCAATGCTGAATGATTCTTATTATTTGGTAAATCTTTCCATTCATATGCACCTTTGGACTTTAAACTACCGTCCAATTTAACAGCTACATAACTGTTTACATCTCGAATAACCATTTTGTTATAGTCACATCTTTCTAGTGCTAATTTAGTGGTGTCCTCCCACCACTTTACAATGTCTATACATTTCTGTTCGTCACTTCGTTTACGTTTAAATGTTAAACCGTCAGTATTGCATTGTATGATCATACAATGGTCTAACTTTAAAAGCTGTTCAACAATCATACATAAAGAAAGTTGACCATTTACAGTAATAGCCATCGTAAACTTTGAGTCAAAGAATGGACTGTATTGGTCATTGCTCTTACCATATGTTCCATTCAGTGCTAGTTTTAACATAGCATTTTCTGCTGACTTCTTATCATAAGATTTACGGAGATTATATAAGTATTCGTATATATCACAAAACTCAACACCTAAATGTTCAGGATACACCCTATTCTTAATAGCCAAATTAGGGTAATAAGAACTAACATCTTCGTCCTCTATGATGTATTCATCATCAGAAACTACCACATTCTTCTCTAATGAAGCATGTAAACCACCTGTGCCGTAGACATAACATAACCCATCAATTACAACATTGAGTGATTCAGCTATTCTATAATTGAACCAATACGCCTTTTTAAACCCACCACCGTCTTTCTTTGGTAACTTAGCTTTAAGTTCAATTTCTTCAACCCAACCCAAAGGGTACTGTTTTAACATTTCATCAATTTCTTTTTGTGTAGGTTTGTCCTTAAACTTAACTCTTTTGGTTGCCAGTAAAGCATATTTGGCTACGTCACCAAGTTCATGTTCTGGTATATCTGAAAATACACCTTTCGTTTCGGTAATGCGTTGTCGTTTCAACCATTCGAGTATTGCATTGAATTCAGGTCTTTCAAACTTAACATATGGAAATATACAATCAACTAAGTCAATATAGTTACGCTTAGTCTGTCTAACCTTACCGCTTTCGTAACACTTGATACCAGCTTTTTCTAACTCCATTACAAAGTATTCAGCACCAATCTTGGTATCATTATAATTTAGAGCGTTCATACCATAATCAGTTACCATCTTATGTCTGAAGTCAACTTGCTCCATGCTAACTTGAAAGAATTTAATTGTTTCCAATACATCATGTTTGTTGTATCGAATCAAAATATCTTTCTCTACATCAGACAGTTTCTTACCTACAGGAAATGGTAAGTCCTCTATGTTATCTGATCGGTTATTGAACTCAATCATCTTCAGTGATGTAGCTTTAGCTCTGTTGTCGTAATGGTGTATTTTGTACAGGTCTATCTGTTTTAAAAACACATCCTTTTCACGTACAACATACTGCCACTTGTTGTCAGTGTTACCTGACTTGATTATCTTACAAGTCATGTTATACAAGTCTAACGCTGTACTTTTCTTATTAGTTAACAAGTGGTGTAATAAAGGATAGTCGTAGCCAACATTATTGAAGCCAACCATATATCCATTTTTTCTACGTACATCACGTAAATATTCAAACAGTTGTTCACGTTGGTCTTTTCTATCACTAATTTCAAAAACCTTAATAACCCTTTCTTGCATATCAGCAATACAACAAGTCCAAATATTAGGATAACTTTCTAGGTCGTACACCCAATAATTATGCACTACAAACCTCCTTAAAATTTACTGGTAACTACATCGTCGTCACCGTTTAGTATCTCACCAGTAGTATAATCAATATGTTCATCATTTACAACGTTGATGTCTTGTTTATAATCTGGATTCAGTTGCCTAGCACCAGAAAAGAAATCATCATAGTCGTATTGCTGTCTGGTTTCTTGGTCATAATACAGTTTGCATATTTCACCAGTGCTACCCCCTCGACATTTTGGTACATCTACTGTTGTTGTATTGCGCTCTATTGGACACTCTGCCATTTTATTGCGATTCAATACAATGTTAATATCAGCAGATTGAACAAATGTACCACTACCTAGTATGTCATATTCACTTACCTTACGAACCTTACCATCTTTATCAGTGGGTGGTTTACGAGTGTGTAGAACATTGATGAACACAACACCTTCTTTCTTCATAAGTTTTTGCCACATCATAAAGTTTTCTTGTTGGTCAATAGGTAAAGACCTTAACCAGTCAGTCAATGGGTCAAATATAAACATTCGACTACCATACTTCTTCATGCTTATTTCAACTTGTTTCTTTAATGTTTCAACAGTACCATTACGTTCATCTACGATAAGAAATCTACTGACACCATCTTCGGCATATACTAAGTCATTACACATTTCCTTAATGTCTGGTTGGTTCAAGTAACGGATAGCGTCATCACCATCTTTGAACCAACTAAGGTTTTTCTTCAAGTATAAGGAATAATGATCTGTTAATAACTCACCAGCGGTTCGTTCCAAACTAATGATAGTGGGTACTAATGGGCTGTTGAAAAACCAATGCTGCTCTAAGTTATCAGTGAAGTAACTCTTACCTATTGACGTGTCACCAATCACGTTAACAATAGCACCAGTGGACTTTATACCACCCCTCATTGCTTCTTGCAATCTATGTAAATATGCTGGTAATGTAATCTTTGGTGCTGTTAAGAATTCTTCAACTTCAGCCATTGCTTCAGCGGCAGACTTAATACCGTTGTTTACAAAATCTTTGGCGTTAAAGAAATCTCTACTTATTTGTACTTCTTTACCGTCCTCAAGTAGTTTATGTGGGTCCTTATCAGACCAAGTAACAATTTTAACTTTATTGGCTGGTAAAACCTTACACACTGCTTCAGTTGCCTGCTTACCTTTTTCGTCATTGTCTAAACCAAGATATATTTCTTCGTATTGGTCTAACCACTCGTATTGTGCCGCACATTGTTTTGCAGAACTACCTTCACCTGTTGTTGGTGAAACAACGTGTGTGTACTTCTGTAAAGCCTGATACGCTGCGGCCTTATCGTTTTCACCACCGACAATTAGTATACGTTTACCAGCAGACTTGTATCTAAACTGACCAGATAGTTGACTACCTCTACCAGTGCAACCAACCTTATTCCAGCTTTTAGGTAATATACGAATCTTAAAACCAGTTACTTTATCGTCCTCTGTCTCAGGGTAATACACTTCAACAGGAACATTCTTGTTGTTGCGTTTTACCATATGACCAAAGAACTTCATTACTTCTGGAGTAATACTACGGTATGGTCTGTCAGGAAAACCAACTGTATCTTTCAGTTGCCCAATTTGTTCAGAGGTGAGTGGTTCAACTTTTGGTGCAAGGATTAATTTAATTTCACTACGAACCTCACCTTCTTCAATACCTAATTCCTTTGCATGTGAAGAACTATGTACCTGATGTTCAGAGAAGCTTTGGTTACAAGACCAACAATACCCATCATAATAAATATTACCCTGTGCATCTTCTTTTTGCCAAATACTCAATGCGTCACTCGAATTACAACTATCCTTATCGTCAAACTCATTAGCTATACAGCTAAACTTCTGGTTGATTCTCTGACCACTTTCTTTACTCACAAACCCTCCTAATTTATCCCATAGCCTTCAGGCTACATCCATCAAGCTATCACTTCACACAACAACCTAACATAATTATTAAGTTGGTGTAGATCCACAGTCTTACCAACACAACCTATATGAACTTTACATACATCATAGTTAATAGTCAACATAAAGCTAGGGTCACACACACCCACTTCATGCTTACGGAAATAAACAAATTGGTCGTCATCTGATGATGAAAATGTTAACCCATATTCGTTAGCTATCTCTTTTAGCTGTGAGATAATTTGTATCTTATTTTCATTCATAGCTGATACCTGCTGCGTCTAACATTGAATGAACGTCTAACGCATCATAAGCATAATAACCACTCTCTGATTTTATTGTAGGTGGCAACTCAACCTTTTTCGCCTTGCTGGATGCTTGCCAACATTCGAGCATTAGTTCCTTTTTTACAGCCCAATGCGGCTCGTTAAAATTGTAACCCTCAGACTCGGCCCACTTCTCAAACTCTTCTCTAATCTTATCGCTCATTTCTCCCCCTCCTACACGACACGTAAGTCTCTAGTGAATACATTTCTACACCAAGGCGCAACACTTAGTCCTTTTATCTCTCCATTACAGATATTAATATTGCCCCTTATTACAACAATATCATCATTATAATAGGGTAAGTAAAGTAGGCAATCTGGCGTAACTTCTCCGTTTTTTCCGGTTAAATTTCTAACTGCCCATGCCTCATATTCAACTCTTACCGATTCCTGTTCAGCTAAGGTTATTCCGCCAAGTTTTTTTTATTAGTCAGTTTTTAATTTTACCGCTCATAATTAACCCCTCCTAACTAAAACAATTTAATCTGGTCACTATCTTGACACATTTTAATGTAATTTTCAAGCTGTTTTATTTCATCATTTATCTCAAATAATTCAGCTTGTAATTCACGTTTGGTATCTAATCGTAAAGCTAGTAGTGCATTAGCTTCTTGTCGGTTGTTTGGCGTTTTCATTCTTCACCTCCTAAATGTTCATACATATCACTAACACAATTCTTGCACAGTGTGCATGTTGTTGTCTGCTTATTACGTTCAATCTGCCAAGAGACACTTGGAATAAAATCTTTATCTTCTTGTGTTGAGGAATATTTATTGCTACAACATAAGCAACGATAATACTCTACTTTATTAGCACCAATATGTTTGCTTATCACTTTCTTAGTGCGAAAATCTACGTTGAATATTTGTGTGCTCATTCGTCATCCTCATCCTGATCCCAATGTCTCCAATCCTTGTAATATACAAGACCCAATGCAATAAAGCAAGCAATAGCCCCATATAATCCAAAAGTATGTTGCTGTGTAGATATTGCACCAATAATTCCTATCCACCCAATAGCAACACATATAATTATAATAGTGTTTATTAAATAATATAGCATATTAATTCTCCTTAAAATAATAGGGGCTTACGCCCCTATATAGTTAACTCCAAAGTCGATCACGGATAGTTGAGAATGTTTCTTCTTTGTAGAAGTTACCACTAGAGTAAACTACCTCCAGTAAACCTTCTTGCTCTTGTTCAAACGATTGTTGGTCGTGTAAAATAAAATTGTTACCTTCTTTTTCGACACGTAATAGACCTTTGGCAGATTTCTTCATACCATCATCAGTTTTAGGGTCTTTAGATAGCTCATACAACTTACCGTCAACAATAGCAGCAGTGGCTTTCACGGCCATACCTGCACTATCTCGACTTAAATATTGACTAGTAAAACTTCCAACACCAAATACCACGTTTGTGGAGGCAAAACCTTTGCTTGCTAACCGTTTGAATATCTCTTTGGCACGTTCCAACGTAATAGAGTCACCATAAATTAAACCCACACGTTCATGTAAATGTTTAAAACCAAGTTCATTCTCAGTGCCACCAAACACTTCCCATAAACACTCAACAGCACCTTTATATTCCGGTGAACCTTTTGGTGCGTCAATATCACCACACAACACTTTAACTGGGCAACCAGAGTCGGGGCGGAATACAACTTTAGCCAAACCAATTTCATTAACCTGCCGGTTAAGAATATCGTCTTTAAGTTCTGTAGCAAACTCAGTGACTACTCGGAAGAAGTCTAGTGTATCAGCAATAATAGATACAATACCAGTTGGGTAATCCTGTGTAATCCATTTACGATATGTTTCTAATTCACCATTCACCGCGATTCCAGTGGAAGCTAAACTATGTTCACTCGCGGGGACTGATGTAGCAATAAACTCTTTTGTAATATCAACACCATAGTACTTTTCCAAATATGGCAGTGCTGGAATTGTATCAGTACCATTACTTGACAGCAAGAACCCTGCTGCACAAGCTGCCGCATCTTCCCATCCACTCATGCCACGAAATTCAAAACCATGTATCTGGAACTGTGTACCATCAGTCGAACCCGTCGTCTTGGTTGCCCAATCATTAGTAAGCTTCCTGTACTCACGTATAATTGTAGCCACTGTAGCAGGCTTCCACAACTGTGCAGACAAGTATGTCTCTAGGTAATTAGTCAACCAAGCAAACCGATTGTCCGTGTTGCGAATAGTAAAGAATGGCACTTTAATATCTACGCGACTACCTTCTGGTAGAGACTTGACCTGAATAGGTAAATAGCCTAAATCATGTAGCTCTGCAAAGTGGTCCATTCCTACAGCACCAACCCCAAGGTAAGCATCAAATAGACGCTTAGTTTCAGCTAGCACTTCTTCTTTATTGCGACTGAAAAACTCCTTATCCCATAGGTTATGCATTTGTTTCAGTACAGCTTGCAGACCAAACCAGACAATCTTATCATCAAAATCTTCGTGGTTTACTGGTAAATATTTACTAGAACGTGGTGTCATGTTCGAGTAAATGCTTTCAGTACCTTCGGTCATAAAACCTTTGTGACTTAGTTTGTAGCTGTCTGTTAAAAATAATGGGTTCATATATTCTCCTTATTTACCTAAATTAAAATTCAACACATCAGTTTGGTTTACATAATTACCAACTGTGTGCCAACAATAGATATTATCTATCTTGTCTTTGAAGATGTCAAGCCCTTTTGCTGCAATTAAATGTGTTACGTATAAATCAACAATAGCTCCTAGCGACTTAAGCTTCTCTGCTAGCGGAATGAAGGTGCCGCCCGCATCCATTAAATCATCTACAATCAACAACTTACAACCAGTTAAGTCAACATCAGTGTCTAGTGCTGTCTCAACAATACGTCCCGTAGAAACATCCCGCACCTTAGTTGCAGTGATTACTGGCATACCTAACTCATATATCTTCTTTAATGCACCTTTATCTGGTGCAACCACATAGTCATACTGCTTTAAATTATGTACCACTTCACTAATTGCAATATACTGAGGCATATCATTTAAACCACAATAGTCTACCCAATCTGGATTATGCGAATCTACAGTTCGTACTTCATCAAACCCTTGAGTAATAATCTCAAGGAACACCTCTAGTGGTAGAGGATTGCCGTGTTCAAACACCCTGTCTGCTCTAGCAAAAGGACAGTACGGAATGTTTAAACCAACCTTATATTCTGTGCTGCTATTAGCATAACCTAGCGCACTCCTAACCAGCAGAACTTCCATCAAGATATCTTTTACTGGTGTAATTGGGTCAACTGTAACCCAAGCAGTTTTAAATTGTGGTGGGCAATCAATTAGTTTACAAGTATTGGCACCATCACTAAATTCTAACCAATCTATTTTGATTGGTTTGTTGTCAATTGTTAAACGAATCATTTAACCCTCCAACTTATAAATAACAACATCTTTAACATAAGGAACTACCAGATGCTCAATCAATTCTAACACAATATTCCAATCTCCACCAGCACGATCTGACGCCATTTTGTATGGGACACCAATTGTAACATTAAGTGGATAGATAGGCCATTCTTCATCCAATTCAAACTGTATTACACGGTAACAATGAGATAATGCAGAAGCTATAGCACCATAACTTACATAGCGCTTTTTATTATACCCATAAAACTCTTGCCCTATCAGATTGAGAACTCTCCCACCTTCGATACAATCACCTAAGAAATGCTTAAGTGTCCTGCGTTCTTGTAACATATCATAACGTCTACGGTAAGCTAAATAGGCATCTGGAATACGAGCCTTAATCTCCTTAGCTACACCACTTCCCATAACACCTTGTGCGTTACAACAATGTGCAATAAAGTCCACCTCACCATCAAGCAAAGCATCTACAACATTTCCAGTTCTGTGAATAATACCCATATCACCCTCCAATTTAACCTATCTACAAGCGCCTACAATCAATTATACAGTCATACCCTAACCAACGTACTACTTACCCCATAAAACCTCTCATAGACGCTCTACGGTTGTTTAAATGGCTATTTCAAGATACCTTTCACTTTAAGGTAGTCTATAAACTCAGCCAATTTGGTCAAATTCGCCGTCCTTCTACCATGGGAATAGAACTCAAAATCCTCTGGATTACTCATTAAGACTTCATTTGCTGTTTCTAGCAAGTCATTTAGTGTCGGTGGTAATCCAATATAAGGAGAACCATCCTTAGTAAAATAACGAGTCTTTCCTTGGTTATCTAAACTACTGAAACCAACCCATCTGATGTCTGATGACATATTATTTATCCTTATTTCACTAAACTAGCTGCATATTCTAGTAAATAAACGCGAGGTGCTAACCAGATTTGTAACCAATCAATTGTAAACATAGGACATGCAACTACATACATCACAATGTTTAGCCCACCAAGAGGTACCAATAGTGCTTCAAGTGTGTCTATTTCTTTCCAAAGCCATCTGGTAAATTTATAACTTACAAACAATAGCAAACAAGAACTAAAGAAAGACAACAAACTCTCAGTAAACTTCCATGTTAGTAATTCCTGAACAACCAATGGGATTTCATCAAATGCTGCACTACCAATCTCAGCAGCCTTATTAACTAAGTTTAATAATACATCTTCCGCGCGTTGTTGTAATTCTGATTTATCACTCATAACATTCTCCTTATTTACCAATTCTAATATAATTAACACCAGTTGCTGATTCTAACTGCACCACAACACCATTGTCAACTCTAACATTCACAAAACTGCCATTTATTTTTGCTTCCTGCCAGTCAATGTGTTGATTCACCTGTCTTGAATACTCCCAACTAATCTTCTGGTAGTCTGTACGGTCTATATGATATCGGAAGTTACCTATAAATGCAAACATTATTTAGCCTCCATTAAAACTATTTCTGTTGTATAACTAACTGAACCAATCTTTTGCGATAAGCCTAACACACGTTGATAATCTTCGCAAACTTTATCTACCACTTCGTTGTAATTTAATTCCCTATCTGATATTACATCAAACTCCAACACCTTATCGTGGTTGTCAAACTCATTGAAGTAGTGAGTGAGTGTGCCAGTGTATTTGTACATTTTTTGTGATTTAATTGTTGGCAATTTGTTTCTCCTGTAAAACCAATATCAAACAGCAGGCTATTGCGCGCAGTGGGTTTTTATCACCAAACTGCTCACCATCAGCGCAAATACCGTCAATCTCATCAAATGCGCTAACATCTAAATAGTTTTCATATTTTACAGCTAAATAGCCATCACGAAGATGAATGGCGCTAATGCCATGCTCAAACACCAGAGGCATTATGTCTGAAACGTCACGGCAATATGCGGGGCATTCCCTATAGTATGACCCTTCGGGGTATTTTATCACGTTACTATAAATACCATCACCCGTATCAACATAGTGCTGCCCAATAAATTCTGCCTTGGGGTTTAGTAATAATTCAAGTTCTTTATTTACCTGCGCGTCACTCATACCCCGCAACTGTTCTTTTGTGTGTTTCATAATTAATCTCCTTATTTATCTGTTGTGGGAAGTATGGGCTAATTGGGTTTGGTTGTCAATATGGATTGCAGGATAATTTACTGCGGTTCTTCTTTATTTCCTTTTAACAACACAGTTATTTCCACCAACAACCACTTGGTATGCCTTGTACATATTAGCTTCTGCAATATCTGCATAGTCCTCTTGAACAATAACACTGTCGTGTATTGGTACAAGGAGGCGATCATCTTCTACTGCACGCTCTAGCATGTAATCCATAAGACTGGATTCGATATTCATTAAAAATGTAGCTTTCTTGGCAAAGAAGAAGTCCAATAGGTAAGCATTCCTATCCATTAACATATCCAACATCTTACGGATAATTGGAAACTCTTGCCACTCACCTCTTTGCTTTGCATCATCAATCTTTGCTTGCATACCAGAGGATTTTAGTTCCCCTAGTGTGGCGTAGTAAGCTGTATCAAAGTTATCGGCATTAAATAGGCACATTAGACCCACTTTAGCTAAATCTCTCATTACTTTAGGACAATAACCTTCTATCTGCACACCATAAACATCAAAATCTGGCGCTAATTCTTGTCCAACTAAATCAGCAGCAATTCTAGGCCATAATTGGCTGTAGTCAATCTCAACAGTCTGTATGTCATTAATAAATATCTGCCTACGATTCTCTTTGTTGAGTAAATCCGACACATCAGAACCAGTCATGAAAACCCTCCCGCCTTCTTTGAGTGATGAGTTATTAAAGATTTTACGTAATGCTACATGGAATCTATCATCTTGAATGTTTATTTTCCCTTTGTCAAGTGCAGTATTAAAAGCGTTAAGAACATCAACCAGATGCTTCTCTTTCTCTGTTAACCTGATACCGATAGGTTTACCATTGCTGTCTCTCACCTCTATTACGCTGTCTTTAATAGTAAAATCCTTAACATTTTCGGACACTTGTTTAATTATTTTCTCACAAAGGTATAGTTTACTTGTCTCAAACGACTGAGGAACCATCCTAAACTTATCCTTACCTTCTGAATCGACACCTACATGAGTTAGCCGGTAGTCAGTTGCACCCCCTTTCTCTGTAATCGAATGAGTATAATTCTCCAAGTAACTTAACACTATCTTCATGTTTGTATAACTTATTTTCCTACCCGTGTTGTTTCCATTATAAATCACTGGAACTGAGTAAGCATTCTCATCTAATGTAAGTGTTATGTAAGGTCTACCTTTGTTGACAATGTAGGCAGTATTTAGGATCATGCAGTAGCAACACCTCTTTATGTCTGTCATTCTTTTTGCTGTAATCTTAGTACCCGTGAAGTCAGTTAGGTACTTAATAACATCCTTGTACAGCGTATCACCAACTAATGAAAGTTTCTTATTTAATTTATAATCTAATATCATGTTTATGCCTCTTAAACCAACTATAAGAGTTGGGATTCTCCCAATAACGGATAAATATTAAAAATACCAATAACCACAAGGGCTAGAGGTATTGTTTGCTTCCTATTCTTTGTCACAAAATACCACTGTTTCTTTGTCTAAAATAACATCATAATAATACGATGCTGACAGTAGATACTCCACCCACACAGATCGAGTGAAGTCGTCGCTACCGTAAGGGCAAACCTTCTCCATCATCTCAATCCAATCTTTAGGTTGTAAACCACATACTCTCCAAGGTAAAACTTTAGTTGTGTTGTCAATGTATAGCATATATAGTCACCTCTCAATTATCACAGCAAGAGAAATTCCCACTGTCTATACCTAATTTTACCACAGGTAACACATAAATAGAAGCCGCATAGACGTCCAAATCAGTCAAGAAATAATATAAATAAATTTTATCTATTGGTTGTTGACACGGTAATTTGGAAGGTGTATTATTGGCACATCGAAACGAGATAGGAGATGGTTATGAAAGACTTTACAGGTAAAGAATTAAAAGTAGGTGATTTAGTTATAGTTGCACATGTGACGGGTTATTCTTTTGATGTTGGTATGAAGGTTACACACGTAATTGCTTTTTGTGAAAAGACTAATAAGATATTGACAGAGAATGACCAAACTTTTGGGTATTCACCAGAATCGGTTGCCAAGGTTTGGTGTTAAGGAGAAACCAAATGAGTATGTTCTGCAAACATAAGTGGGAGATTTTATCTGAATTGAAAACTGACAGTATCTATGATAGAGTGAGGCGAGATGGTGGTAGCCTGTCATCGTCTAGTGTTTATGGGATGAAAGAAATAATGGGGTGTAGACTTATCCAATTGTGTACATGCACCAAATGCGGTAAGATTAAGAAATTCGTAGAACATATTTAAAAGAAGTGGTGACTAAATATAGCATTTAAACAAACACACAGGATTGTGGCGCCATTATCTACAGAAACATAGGTCAACGTATTGACTACAGGATAAAATGGCTTAGAATTGATTATAGACAGCTTAAAAGCTAAAGAGAATAAGGGGAATAATTATGTACCATTTAGTTTTACGTCAATATGATGGAACTTATATAAGAATCGAGAACGAAGAACCATTCGACCAATATGAAATTGCAGGTTATGAAAGTGAATATTGTCAGTATACTGTTGACAATACCAGACCTTACTACGATAATCAGGTGAGGTACGATGCTGTGGCAGTTAATATCTTTCAATCGGAATAAGGAGAATAATTATGTTTTTAGTTAAACATTTTCAATATGGGTTAGCGGTTAAGGTAGATTTCTTCCATAACTCAAGAGAGACTGTTATTGGTAGTGTTGAATGTTACGAAACACTAGAGGCCAAATGGAGAGAGTTCTTTGCTTTAGGTTATATCATGGGGAGTAAAACCAACATGGTGACTGGTTGGGTGAGCAATAGAGACTTGAAAGTTCAAGCTGAAGCTGCTAGAATGCTATCAGAAGTGTTTGATATATTCGAGGATGATTTCACTAAAGAAGAATTGATTAAACTTGGTTATAAAGAAACTAACACATTACGAAAAGGAGGAGAACTGCAGTGACTAAATTACAAAACATGAAAATTCGTATCAATAATCCAGAACATTCTAAGGAAGTGCAGGAGTGTTTGTTTAAATTAGGATATATGTGGAACAGTCAACTGTTCCCTACTGTTTGGAGGGCTGAAGATGCTGACAACCTCTTCACTTATAAAAGTGGTAAGATTTATTGTGCTGCTGATACTGGTCAGGAGTATTTTGTGGAACACAACAACACAGAAGTTACCCTAGAGGATTTACGAGCTATGCTAGCTGAACAGTGTGCTGGTGCTACTAAGGTGGGTACGGTGGATATCCGTCCATTTTCTATAGATACTACAGAGAATCAAATAACATTCCAAGAACTACAAGAACTGGTTAGCACCACCAATATTGAGCTTACATTTCAAACCAACGGTAAAGTTCATATTTATGACTATGATACAGACACAGGGAAAGAGTTTGACAGTGTGGAGGATGCTGTATTATTGTTAAAGGCTAAGGCTGAGTACCTAAAGGAGTGGAATAAATTATGAACCAACAACAAGAATTACAAACATTCCTAGCTGCATTACAACAAGCCAGTAAGCAAGCTGTTGGGTTACGTCAGATGAATGTCACAGATAAGTCTAACCGAAGTGAATGGATTGTTGGGGTAGGAAATCAAATGTTCTCATTGTGGTGTAATCCTGATGACAGTTGGGGTTGGGAGTATTACAACCCGATGCAAAGTAATTTTGGATTTTGATTGAAATGGTTATTGACAGGCTAATTTCAGTCTGCAATACTAGGCACAGCTTACAACAAAGGAGATAAATTATGAAAGGTTACAAAGCTTTTAATCGTGTAAAGGGTTGCGACAAATCTGGTATGTGTCGTGGCATGTTGTTCGAGGAAGGGGAAATCTATGAAATAACAGGAGAACTCAAGATTTACAGTAACGGCCTACATTTTTGTGAATACTTAGTCCAGACCTTTGAATATTATGAGTATGACCATTCAAAGACTATTTATGCGGAAGTAGAGGCAATCGGAGATTTAGATGTAGAAGATTTGTTGGAGTTTAAGTATGCAACCAACAAACTCAAAGTAGTTAAATTTTTAACACAATCAGAAGTAGAAGCCATGTTCTCTGACGACAAACGGAATACTGGTAATCAGAATACTGGTAATCAGAATACTGGTTTTCAGAATACTGGTAATCGAAATACTGGTAATCAGAATACTGGTAATTGGAATACTGGTAATTGGAATACTGGTGATTGGAATACTGGTAATCGGAATACTGGTAATCAGAATACTGGTTTTCAGAATACTGGTGATCAGAATACTGGTTTTCTGAATACTGGTGATCGGAATACTGGTAATCAGAATACTGGTAATTGGAATACTGGTAATCGGAATACTGGTGATTGGAATACTGGTAATCGGAATACTGGTGATTGGAATACTGGTTATTGGAATACTGGTAATCAGAATACTGGTGATCAGAATACTGGTAATCGGAATACTGGTAATTGGAATACCTCAGATAGAAACACAGGGTTTTTCAATACGAAACCTATTAGTACCATTTTAGTATTCAATGTTGAAACTTCCTTAGATGAGTGGGGTAGCTGCGAAAAACCTAATTTTGTTTATTTTAACTTAGTGGGTTGTGGTGACTACAAAAAGTCATTCATTGCGAGTTTTAACAAAACAAAAAAATCAGATGTTGAGTTGCTATTAAAACTGCCAAACTTTGATTACAAAGTATTTGAAGAAATTTCTGGAATATCTGAGCAAATGATTATGGATAAATTGAGCCAATAGCACTTCCCATTTAAACGCTCTGTAAGAGCCTCAGAGCAATTCTGAGGCTATCCCTAAGCCAACACACTCATTCAGATAGATAATGGCTTGTAGATGCTTACAGGTATCTTAAAATTGAGAACCAGCATGGTAAATCTTAGAACCGGATGCAATTTTCATAGAACCAGTCCATCATTCCAAAATACCAACAACGTTCACCGTTGCACCAACGACACTTTTCATAAAGACTAGTAGGTAAATCCTTGAAATAGCTAGAAATTTTGAGACTAGAGGTGTTTGCCGATTTTCAGCCAGAAAAATTCAGAAATTTGTACAGAATATGTAAACCAAAAATTTACAAACAGAAATAACTCATTAACATTCTGTTAATATTTAATATGTAAATTATTTGTTAATGATGTTGCAAAAATGTAAATTGTTACAGGCAGCCCCCCTGTTTGTCTCCTACCGTATTCAGTAGCCATCACGCATAACAAGAGTATAGCAAACAACTGCAAAGAATTACAAGCAATAAAACAAAATAAATTAAAAATAACTTTATCCTGATTTTTAAACATTGGCATGTTGTTTGCTACGCGCACAATGCTATATAAGAAAGACAATAAAATTTATTTTAATTATTTTCACAAAAACAGGTTGACAGCCTAAATTAAAACAACTAAGCTTTACGCAAGTTAAGGCAATAGTGCCGGATAATGTAAATAGGTGATTTATGCATAAAAATATAGGATACCACACCAGATCAATGGAAGACGGTAAAAAATTAGTAGGGGGTTCTTTTGGCGGTGCAATCGACCAGGAGACTGTCGAAAGAATCTCGCGCTTGTTTACAGTCATTATTAAACCATCAGGCAGGGCTGTTTTTGTTGATGACAAAGGTAATGAAGTATACCTCTATTTTTCTATTGACCCCCAAAATACAGAGAAAGGTAAGCAGGCAATAAAAGAAGATCGACAAAAACGAGAATTAAAACAAAAAGAAGAACAAGAGCTATTGGAACAACAAGAGAGAGAATTAACCGAAGCTATGCAAGGCTTGAGCCACGAGGAAATATTGGAAAAGCTTGCAAAATAATTTAAATTAGCGCTTGCATTAGCTGGCGCTATAAACTAAGCTTTGCTGGAATTAATCAAACCGGAGTTTTACAAGATGATAGACTACACAGCTTACTTAAAACATAGGCATACAATTGTTTGCCAATATATTATAGGTAATTCTGACCAATTGCCAGCCAGTTTAAAAATTTCGTCGGCTATGGGGGCAACATCTATTAGAACAAAAAACGGTAAAATGCAAGATCATTACGAAAACGTTTTAGAAGGTTTAGCTGATGATTTGTTAAATGCTATACAATACCCGCTAAACACTTTTAGCAGTGGTGACCAAGCTTTTCAGATGTTTAGACTACTACCGTTTAAAGTGTATAAAATGTGCTGGTCTGAAGTTGTAAAACTTTGTATTAAGGAACTAGAAAAATGATAAGAATAAAGATAAAATAATTTAAATTAGCGCTTGCATTAATGGGCGCTATCAACTAAGCTTAACGCATCAAAACAAACAAGGGCTTTAAAAATGATTACATTAGCTTTATTCTCAATCACTGTACTGGCTACGATTGGATCGGTTAAATCTGGCCACAGTAAGTTGGCGTTTATGTCTGCAATGTCTTGTGTTGCTGTAATTGCTGGGAGTATATAACCCTAACGGGTTATGCCTTCTTTCGTTATCACTCAATAAGGTGTTAAAAATGAAAGCTTACTTAAAATTCTTATCATTCGCTGAATGGTTGACAGAAGAAAGATTGCAAAACATTTGCATTGTTTGGCTATTTACTGTTATCCTTTGCAGTGGATCAATTGTTGAATCAATTTGTAAATTAATGGGGGTGTAAGATGCGATTATTTGAATTGCGGGCTGGATGGGTGGAAGAATATGATTGCCCAGATAACGGGGTCACAGAGATATGCAATAACTACGATGTTATTGCTATGCAAATCAACGGTAATGATAAGCTTGTCGCAATGGCTGAAGATCTGTCAAAAGGTTTTAACGGTGAGTACTGGTCTTTAAAAAGAGTTACAGAACTGCGTGCGATTTATCCAAATTATGATGATTTTAGGGAAGCAAAGTACACTATACACGAACTAACTGATCTAGTAATTAATGACGAATAACAAAATGAGAGCTTATTTGAAGTTGTTAGCTTGTTCTAATTGGTTAACAGAAGAAAGAATACAAAACATTTGCATGTTTACGGTGTTTGCTGTTATCCTTTGCAGCGGATCAATTGTTGAATTTATTTGTAAATTATTGGGAGTTTGATTATGGTAGATTTTTCTGATTATTTAGGTAAACAAAAAATTGAGTTAAAATCCGATTTTCGTATACGTCTATTGTGCAAACAACATTCAGGTTTTTCAAATTGGTTTGGGAATAAATTTTTAAAGTGGGAATATGATATGGTTGATAGAGATGAGGTAGAAAACTTAAATAGTTCATTTTGTCGTGCTTATTTAGAATTGAATTAATGACAAATAACCCTTGCAAATTATTAATGCCTGTTGTATATTTAGTGGGCATTGCTAAGACAGCAAGACAAGAGAGAGGGTTACAAAATGTTTGATAATGAAAATATTGAAGCATTAGAAAAAGAAATTGCAGCTTTGAAAATGCAATTAGATTTAATTGGTAAAGTGGATCAGTATAAGGCCAGCTTAATCCACACATACCACTTTGCTGGGGCAGAATTATTAAAATGTAATATTGATCGTTTTACTGGCAGTGGGTTAATAGTAACTATTAAAAGCTTATCGGGTAAAGAATTAGTAATGCCTTTTATGGTTAAGGATGGTTTAAGCAACACTACAATTAATACTTTACTTGATGACATGCAACGCAGCTTTGATAGTGGTATTGAATTCAAGCCAGTACAAAAAAGATTATAAAAACAGTTGTTTTATAATAGCCAGTATGGTTTAATTAGCTGGCTATCAACAAGACAATTTTTAACAAGTGGCAATAGTGCCAATAACACAAAGGTGATAATATGAAATACTTAAACAGATTCCGTCAAGAAAGCTCAGATGCTAAATATAACGCACAGAAAAATCTGTCCGGTTTAACTTACTATTATGATGACGATACAATGAAGTATCACAAAAGCCGCATATTAAGTTGTAATATAACTCATGAAGGTTTGCTGCTTGGTACAGTTGAAAGCTTTGCTGATTACAACGGTAAACGCTTATACCGACCCGTAATATTCAATGTATTAGGGCAAGTAATTCATAGACCCTTACAGATTGAAAGCTGCTTTAACAAGTCGGATAAAGCATTGGCGTCTATGTGGGAGGAGTTGAACAAAATTGATGCTGTTTCCCACACTAAACAGGCAGTGATAGAACAGAGAGATCGTGATTTTAAATATGCAACTGAATTTTTAGAAGGTTTATGATCATGATTACTTTAAAACAACTTATGCCAGAATAAGTTAATTAATGAAACAATAACAGCGCTTACAAGTGTAGGCGCTAATTATCCAACACAAATTAATGTTTAATAAATAAGGATTAATAATATGATTACACAACTAGCAAACAATCAAAACGTACTGGCTACAGACAAAGGGCATTTATTTGTGTCTTATGGTTCGGTCATAGCTTTTAAACCATATAATGGTGATACGCCAACTGTTACAGATAAGTGGGATTATAGCCAGACAACGCTTAAGTATTTAAAACAATTCTTAGGTTGTAGTTTATCTAAGGCACAGTTGGCTGATAGAATAAAATCGGGCAACATTATCCTAGACAATTCAATTAAAAATTTCAAGGTGTCATTTTGAAAACATACAACTACAAACAATTTGCAAACGTCCCAACATGGCAAGCTGACAAAGCAGCTAAACAAGCTAAGAAGCAAGCCAAGCAATTTAAACAGAATCGCAGTGCTAAGCGCTCAGTGTGGGAGTGTATAGGATGAATTTATTACAAAGCTTATTTTGTAAGCCTAAATATATACTAGTGTATGTTGACACACTAGACGATCAAGGGAACCCAGTTAGCTACACAAACAAATATAGTTATGAAGTGTGGGAAAAAATAAGAGACTGGCATGCAATACATATACCACATAACGGGATAATGCCAATATACTAACCTAATAGCCAGCCTTTGAGCTGGCTTTCTTATTCCATTAAACAATAACATTCTGTTAACATTTCTAACATTTTATTAACGCTCATAGAATCCATTGTATAGCGTTATTCAGTAGCTATGCTACCACTTGCTTAGCTTAGTCTTACAACGTCTTATAGGCTCATGCAGACAGCCTATAATTGATTTTATCCTACCACATAGGCTCAATATAATAAGCTATTACATAATTATGTGAATAATATCTGAATAGATAAAGCATTAGTGGATAAGGATATAGGCTCAATAGCTGGCTAATTGTCATTAGATGGATGTTATCAGATAGGGCTAATTGTTTAGTAATTGTTAATGGATCATCTGTTTGGATGTCTAGTGTGGGTGCTAACTTGGTGTTATTGGTTGGTTAATATATTGTTATTTGATTATCTATTCTATTATTGATTGGTTAAACACAAAACTAACATCCTATTAACATAATTAGACTACATACTCTAATTATTAACAATCCATTCACACAAATAATTGTAAATAATCCATTCATAGCATGTTGCATAAATGTAAATAATCTATACACAATTAATTTACATACAACATGCAATCAGTATGCCAACATTAAATAAATATAATTATTCATACAGTATGCAATAGGTAATGACACGTCATTTAATTGACATTTAACATAATATAGATTATGAGTTATTAGTAATAGAATGAATAGGTTATGCATAATTATGATGAGTAATTGCATACAGTAATTTGTGCTGGATATACAGTAGTATTGATTTGATGAATAGATATTTTAGAATTATAAGCTAATTGTATAATGGGGTATTGGGTGTGTTAAACCACTCAAACGTTAATTTTAAATATACCCAACCTAGTACCCCCAAACGATATTTCCACACTACAAATTAGTCAGGTAATCATCAGGGACCACTAGGGGAATATTAACTGGATATTTTCATACTGGATATTTTAATCTAACCCTTGTGAAATAAGAGTTGGTGGGTGTATCTGCCTGTTGTATTAGAAATAGGATTAGTAACAAGAATTATAGAGGATATTTCAATAGATATTTCTACTAATTATAATTTAGAATAATACACTATGGCATGGTAGTTGCTTTACAGTATAAGCTGGTTTTTTGGAGGGGTTGATTTATGCGGAATTTCTAACCTACCCTAATACATTTAAAGTATTGGGGTACGATATTTCTATTGTGTAGATATTTTAGATGTGTCATAATGCTTGTATTAGATTGGAGGGTGTATGATACATATAGATATTTCAGATGTCAGTACAGAGAAAGAGCTTATTGATGTTTGTGTACAGAATAAATGGGATAAGAAGCCTGATGCTTTTGTGAAGCACTCTACTAAATGCTTTGATTACTTAGAGCATGTTGGGGCTGTTAAGTTTGAGAAGTGGTATAAGATGAGTAAGAACATACAGAGAAGGAATGTGTGGATGTGTACTGTTGCTCAGTTATCTGAAGTGACAGGGATTGCTGTTGGTAATCGGTTAAATATATTGCTCAGAGAATTTAGTAATGTGGGGTTATGTGTTGTTGAATATCCAGAAGGGAAGTATGATGGTAGGAGTATTGTGTCTGAAAGAAGGAGGGTTGTTTTCAACCCCCATTTAGTGTGGAAAGGATGTTTGGGTAAGCAGTATCAGTATAAGAAAGAATGGGATGTTAGTCGGTATGGGTATGTGCTGAACAAAGAATAAAAGCCCCAATTAAGGGGCTTCGTCTTAATCAAAATAATATTTCTCCAGCGCCTTAAACATAACAGACAGGTCACTCTGTTCTGGTAAATCACTTTGCTTTAATAGAACCATACACTCTTCGTATAATTCATGTATTGTAGACATCACTTCATCCACATCAGTAACAAAACCACGTTTCACTGCTTTAATGTACTCAGCATTCTTTAAGGGGAATGTAATGTTTCGTTCTAACACCAATTCCTTTAATTGAACAAGAACCCGCAGTGCATGACTAAGAGATTTAGTGTCCAATCCTTTTGTCTCACCATCTTCTGTACGCTTACCATAACGTGCAATCTCTCTGCACAGGGCATCTGTTAGTTGTCGCACTTCCCAAGTGTGGATATATTTCTTACCACACACTTCGAGATATTTCTGTTCGTGGTCTGTTACAACAGTGACATTTTTAATGTACTTGTATTCTTGTGGTAGATGATTAGCTACATTAGCCACTACATCGTTAATACCAACAGATTCAGCAAACGCTAACAGAGACTTCATTTCAACTAGACGGTCAATCTTGTTTGAATATTTGTGTGTATGTGTCTTAATGTAACCTACCATACCTCGCATTGTCTTAGACAACAATAACCCACGGTGTTGTTTGATTGTTTCCCATAATGGTGTGATAGTCATTACCACAGCATCTGGGGCAAACAACAGATCAATACAGTTTGTGTCACAAGATTCCGCGCTAAGTAAGAAGGATGGGAGTGATTTAAGCTCCAGTTCAATATCCAAATCATCATTCTTATAGTTATATGTCTTGGTAGCTTTGCCTAGCAGTAAATCTGTCTTACTTGGTGCATAGACAGCCTTCACGTCAATGTCACTCTCAGGTCTATCTAATCCGTACAAATGTGAGCCGTGGAAAGACATAAAGATAATATCTTTGTTCTTTGTTTGACTCGATAACCAATCTTTTTGTTCTTGCGTTAATTTAGGTACGTTCATCTTTCCTCCTTAATTCATTAATCGTTTAGATTGTAACAGTCTTATAAATTCTACATCGTTGTTTGTTAAATAGTATTTCTCTAGGTAGTCCCACCATTCATGTCCCTCTACTTTAGGTGCATCATATATCTTAGCTGGCAAGATAACCCCGACATTGGTTAGTGCCATATTTAAAGCATCTTGTTCTTCCTTAAACCATGCAAAAGGGTATGGTAGTGTGTTCAAACTACTAATCACCTCAAACAAATCTTTCTGCATGCCCCCATTCAGTACAACAGCGGTTTTGTGATTAATAGCCCAGTCGTATAACATCTCTCTCTCTGGACAAGCATGTTGGTACTTAACAAACATCTCCGCTGTTGTGTGTTGACTCTGGATACCAGCATGAATGCCTTGTAAGTAAAAGTTCTGAAAGAAATAAGCCCTCATTTTGACCTCCATTTGTTTTGTATTTTCTTAATTTCTGCTATACGTGTTGACCTAACCAATTCACCAATAATAGCACCTTGTTTTCCTGACTGCAATGCTGGGAGTGTAATTTGTTTTGTATCTAACGACAAAACAGCTTGTAAACACTCTCTAATGAAGTCTGCTTGTGGGTAAGGCTTACTCTCATACTCTTTAATTTGCTCTGGGGTGTAACCTCTGCCTCTTGCATCGGAAATACACACGTTCAAGAACATCTCAAATCGTTCAGGTTGTTGGATTGCCCGTGTATCTTCAAGCATCTTCATCATTGTGTTTGCTTTCAATGCACCGTTCCCACCCCTACCTAAACAGGAGTGTACTTTTGTGTGATATTTGCTAGAAATAACTGCCAAATCTCTATAATTGTTTGGGACTTTCCATGTATCACAGAACTCATGTATCAACTCCACCCCAGCTTCTTCGTGACCATGCAGTTTACCGTATTTCTGGTGCATTATCGGTTTACCAAAATCGTGACAGAAAGCAGCAAACGTCACAACAGGATTATTGAAGGTTTTAGCTGCATAGTCCATCACCATGTAAGTGTGAACGTCTGTCCAAATTTCTGGATGATGTTCTTCTGGTTGTGGGGTTCTTTCCATACCATATAAGATTGGAAATATATCAAAACGGGACAACCAACGAAAGAAATTACTAGGCTTATTTTCACCCATAGCTTTTTCTATTTCAATCCATACACGTTCCGGTGAACACTTAAGTATTTCGTCTGCAACCTCGGAAGAATATTCAATCAACTGTGCGGGCAGATTTCTAAAATCTGGATACCTTGCAAGAAAACGTCCAGCGCGAAGAACACGAATAGGATCTTCCTTAAAAGCTTCCGATACAGGACGTAGTAACTTCGCTTGTATATCGGTGATACCGTTATGGGGATCAATATACACCTTATTCTCAAGGTCATACGCAATTGCGTTGATAGTAAGGTCACGCCTTAGTAAATCTTCCTCTAACGTAACATCTTTCCATGCTGTTTCAAACCCATTGTAACCGACACCAACTTTGCGCTCAGTACGGGCTAATGCGTACTCTTCACCTGTAATTGGGTGAAGGAAAACTGGAAAGTCTAACCCTACTTGCTTGTAACCAAGGGAAACCATTTCTTCAGGGGAAGATCCAACCACAACATAGTCACGGTCTTTTGGTTCCAAACCCATCAGCATATCCCGCACAGCGCCGCCAACTAAATATATCTTCACAAATCCTCCTTATAATCTATCACTCATATATTGTGCCATCCTCACTAACCATACAGGGTAGTCATTATCGAGTATATCGTAGAAGCTACCAGCCTGCAAGTGAGATTGTGTAACCAAATGAGATAACTTTGAATGCTTTGATAAAGTATCAAAATTAGACAAAAGGTATTTACACATCTTATCAAAACATGCATCACTCAGGAGTGGTGTTCTGTGTGGTTCATGGTAATAGAGATATGAAGCAGCCAATAGCCAGAAATAGATGGATTTTGGACTACTCCTATAATCTTCTCTGGCTTGTTGGTCGTAGTTCATTCTACATTATCCTCCCTATCTTACCAATCTTGTTTTGCAGTTCATAGATTTCTTTTTGTTTTTCTTCTATGCACTTTTGTGTATGCTTAAAGAATTCAATAAACATAGCATCTTGTGTTGAGTATTTCTCAATCTTACCCCACCCTACTATATTACTGATATCAACTCTCTCGTTGTTGGTACAAGCAGCTTGGAATAATCCTTCATTGAGGCTTAGTATTTCCACTGATTTTCTCATTCTTCGCCTCCATAAATAATCCTAAATAATCTTCCACTTCTTTGTCAGTATTACACATCCAGACAATAGAGTCAACATAAAAATCATCATCAGACATCATGTACATGATTTGGGATAATTTATACATATTGTTTGGAACGTGTATAAATTTCTTGTTATTTTGTACATCAATAATGTAACCATCTGCTGTCTTGTAGGGAAGATTTTGTTTAGATAAACTCCATTGTAAGGAGTCTACAAAATATCCCCATTCTGGTAAGTTATTGCACACCACTACTATGTTCTTAATCATGTACCTCACCTCTTAAATCTGAGAACCATCCAACTAAATCTGAGAACCATTCAGCATTGAAGAACCACCTCCAAATATATCTAGGTTTTCTTATTTGTAGCTCACCATGTGAATCTATAAATGGTTTGTGTACACGTATGCGCTGAAAACTTCCATTTCCGCTGTAGTTATGTTTGTACCTACTGGATAAGAATTGCTTGTTGCGCTGGATCAGTTTACGTTTCATACCTTCTCCGCAGTCTTATTCAAACAATCAATCAAAACACTATCACTAAACTTCTTAATCACATCGAGCTTATCCTGAATCTTATTATAGATTGGCACTTGATACGCTTGAGCAATCAGATTAGTGAATACTGGCTTAGCAGCTGCTGGAATATCTTTAGATTGTTCTAACCTTGTAGATATTTCTGCCAAACTCATGTGCTCTTGCCTAACAGTCATAATCTTCTCTGCTTGATTAGCCCAACCATTGCACAGTTCAGATGAATTAACTGTAGTAGAGTACAGCAATAAGAATAGCATAATACCAAAGGCAATAATCAACTCGTTTTTTACATAACTAAGAAAGCTCTCCCTACGTTGCTCTCTTGGTGGAGGTGGTTTTGGTAGAGGTTGATAACCATTCCCATCCCTACCGTTATAATTATTTTTCATCATTACTCTCCTTAATTAATTTCATTACAAGTTCTTGTCTATATTTACATTCCAATGGTCGATTGCATTCCCCTGAGTCATCTGATGTGTCACACTCCAATGAGGCGTAACACCAACCCTCACTCCATACAGGGCAGCGGAAGATTAAGTTCTCAGAAGCTATTAGTGTGTTCATAACTCACCACCCTGCCTGCTGGCGTAGTTGGTTGGCGTATTCGTTAGCGTGACTCTCAATCTCATCTGCGGAAAACGTTCCTGCAACTGTGTTTATTAAGTGAGCGCCATCAATAAATCCATCACGACCAGCCTGCGCCTCAACTTCTGCTAGGCACTGGGCTGGTGTTCCTGATAGCGTATCTTTAATTCTCCCTTTCCAAACATCACAATCGCTTTCTGACAGTTCCATGCTAAGCTGCATATCTTCAAGAATGTCATCTAGGCTAGTTCGCAACAACTCAACCTGCGCTTGCAACTTATTATTTCTTTCTGTACTCTCTTGCCAACCAATTTTATGTGCAATAAGGGCTTGCTCTAGCTCCGAAATCCGTTTTTCTATTTCACTCATCTTATTTACCCTCCATCATCAAAGCCACTAATAAACCACCTACAGCCTCATGTATAGCAATCTGCCTATCGGTGGCCTTAAATAACTTATGATAGTTTCCCCAAAATTCCTCATAATATACCCACCCATCAGCAGTGATGCCATCATAATGGCTATATATTTCTTGCTTGCGTAAATCCTCAAGGAATTGTATTGGGTCTACAAATATATCTTCTAGATGTTGTGGTTTCACCCCTTTAGTTTTGATTCGTTGCATCTTGCTCGTCCTTGATGATTTTATCTGCCTGCTTGAGTACGCCATAGAAGAATAATTCATATCGGTCTACTTTCTGCTGCAATTGTTTGTTCTTCTTGACCAGTGCTAAGTATTCATCTTCGTTCACTTCTATTGTGTTAATCATTTTATCTCCTGAACATAATCAACTTCTAATTCTTGTTCTTCTATGAGGATAATAACACCATACTCATCCGTATCAGAAATAAATTGCCATGTCCAACAATCACCAGTCCATATTTCATGTCGGATGAATTTATCAAAACCTTCAATGAACTTCATCCATTTACCATCCTCATAATAAGTTGAGCATAGATTAAAGGTGTAAGACAAGTGCTTGGCTACTTCAGAAAGGTGTTCTGATTCAAAGAACACTGTAGCATGTTCTGCATCTTCTCCAACAAAATACTTCTCAGCTAGTTCCAAGTCTTTAAATTCAACATGCACAACTTGTTTTAATTCCACTTCAAATTTCATAACCCCTCCTATTTATTAAACAGATAACCTTTGCTATCTACCACACCATTTGTCACAATCACACGTTTACCGTCCTTACCAACAACCTCCCATGTTCTCGTGGGGTATTCCTTACAACTATTTGTATTGCTCAATATGTAATATTCCTGTTGTGTTGGTGGTAACTGTTGTAACTCTAACAAATGAGTCAGCAGAAAGCAAATGATCATATTAAATTTCTCCATTCTCCAGATAAATTAACATATCTGTATATTCTTTTTCAGTTAGGTGAGACTTAATCACCTCAAGATATGCAGAGTATAGTGCTTTATCTTCCTCAGTGTCAAGTAGGTCAATACCATATTTACAATTTAGTAGGTTGTCAAAAGCCATACCTACAAATAATGTTTCCATATCCTCGCGTAATGAATAACCATCATCAAGGAATGGCATGTTGTTATATTTAAGTTCTGGTGTTAATAATTTGTGTTTCATACCCTACCCCTTAGCACTAATTTTATGACCTTCAAATTTATTCTTTGGTTGCTGTAATTTAGAAGCCCTGATTGTATATTTACCCTTACCATATTCTTCGTCTACGAAGCTCTGAGCCACTCCACGTTCTTTAGTGTGGATATATACGTAATACATTGCAGTACGTACATAGAACGTTGCAGGGTGTTCAAAATCAATATCAGCGAATTGTTCAAACTCTACAGTTGTTGTCTTAATTGTCATATTTTCTCCTCCATCACAAGCTCCCCCCAAAGACTTGCATAGCTAATCTTATCAATAACACTATCGTTATGTAAGCCCTCTTGACTATAAAATCTAACATCTTTTAAGATACTTAGTATCAGTGCAATATCTGATGGTTGTAATTCGGTATTACGTAGTGTATTAAATATTGTTGCTATCTTAGCAAATGATCGCTCACCGCCCTCTTGTTCATATTCTGCTGCACGCTCAAGTTGGATAGACTTCACTTGGTCTAATAACATTGTTGACGTTAATTTGGATATTTCTTGTTCTAATTGTTTTTGCTGTAATTGTGAATACATGCAATCTTCCATTATTTATCCTCCAACTCTTTAACAATAGTGTTTGTACAATAATGATAAGCACTAATCAAGTCACCAATATCCCCTTCAACACCCTCTGAGACTTCGTGTAACACTTTCTTAGCCACTTGCTGCAGTGTACTATGGAAAGATGTATGGTACTTCTCATATTCCTCGCCAGTGTCCTTACGCTTGGCCATATACTTAGTGTGCAGGTTAAACCCGTGTAGCGATTTCTCGAAACTAAATTTATCATTGATTTTAATTGCCATGTTATTTCCATCCTCTAATATCTTTAATGTCATTTAAACTGGTTGGTTTGTAGTTTACTTGTTCACAAGATACACAAAAATACCTTTGATCTGTTAATTCATCATCAGTAGCTACATCGTAGTGGTCTAATACCGATAAATCTTGTACAACCTTACTATGTAAATGCCCATGAATACAATTCCCGCGATATAGCTCATAATCTGGCACTGGTACGTGTGTGAGCCACAACCCCCAACGCTGCTCTACACCCATCACACAAACATTCTTATGCTGTAAAGCATATCGCGGTAATGACTTAGCATCGTGATTACCTAATATCAAGTACACTTGTTGAAACTTCTTAGCATAAGCACTAATACGCCAGAATTCACTCTCTTTAAATATTATATCACCTAGCAGCCAGATGTAATCTTGTTTGTTACCACAAGTCATAATATTTTCATGGATAGTCTCGTTGTGTTCTTCTTGTGAGGAAAACTCCTTACGAAACTTCATGTGGATGTTGCTGTGACCAAAATGCGTGTCAGCTATAAAATAATGTTTAGTCATATTATTCTCCTAAATAAACCACAACACATTCTTGAACTTTCTTTCGATTACCACCGTCACAACTTATTGTACGCTGTACATCAAACAAGTGTATTTCGTCTGCGTCTGAATATAGTTCTTCGGTGTATGGTGTCCAGTGGTTACTTATAATCGACGTACACGTACTCTCTTTAGATAACTTTTTCAGTAATTCATGTTCTGCCTTACCAAAACCTTCTGCTGTATATTTGAAATCAGAGGTTAATGGTACATATGGTGGATCAGAGTAGATTAATTCTTCTTTGTGTGATAACTTAAATAATACGTCGAATCCAGTATTGTATAATGTTGTATTATACTGGTGACGTTCATTTAAAAACCTTATGGCCTTTTCTGGCACACTCTTAGGTTTTGTTGTAACTGTACCAACGGGTACATTAAAACTACCTTTACTGTTGTATCTACACAGACCATTGAATCCGTGTTTATTTAGGTATTGAAATAACGCAGCCCTCACAACGGATGCGTCAGATTTACTATTAAAACGTTTTCTGAGGTCTGTATACGCATCAGAGCCGCAGTTGAAGAATGCCTCGCAAAAACTCAAATATGTATCTGGACAATCCAACATGATTCGGTAACTACCCATCAAGTCTCTATTTAAATCATTCCAAATATAGTATTCAGCATCAAAATTTAAACTTACGTTTGCAGCACCAACAAAAGGTTCAACAAAAATAGGTTTACGGTGTTTTTCTAATATTGGTAGCAAATGATTTAGTGCCTTACCTTTACCGCCAGCCCATTTCAATGGGCTGGTATTATAATTACTCATATTTTCTCCTTAAATTTTAATCATAAAAATGCCCGACCAACTAATAATAGCAGATCGGGCAAGTAAGTCAATTAATTATTTTCATTATTTTCTACTTCGACAATAGAAATTTTACCACCCTCCGCTACATCAACCATAACCCTACCACCGATATAATCAATCAGTTGTTTTTTGGTTAATTTAGCCAACACTTCGTCTGGTAATTCCTCAATGAAGTCATCCATCATATCAGCAAGGGCTTCTTCTTGTTTGACCTTGTGTTCTGTTTCAAGCGCCTCTTGCCGCTTCTCCAATCGAGTGATAATTTCTTGTTCATATAACCATATCTGCTTACCATTCAGAAGTTCATCAATCTCTTTATCTGACAGGAAATGTTTGTATGTGTCATTAACTAAATCTCTTTCTTCTTTGTCAATGTGTTCCACCATAGCTTTAACTTCATGGTGAGATCCACCCGTACCGTAACTAACTACGTGGCACAGCATTGATACGTGCCTACCAACATGGCACACATCACAGTTGAGGAAAAGATAACTTCCTGCACTGTGTGCGCTACTCATTAAGTAGCCATGAATTTCGGCACGACAATTCCGCATCAAATTCATCAGGGTGATCATAGACTCCCCATTACCCCCTCTAGTTGAGAAGTAAATCTCAACAATATCTTCCTCATTTGCTGCAAGAAGAACGTCACAGAAGTAGCTGTAGTTATCTGGTTCGTCTATTTGTGAATCAAATTTAAGTATATGTGTCATACTTCGCGGGTAACTGTACGGTAATGTTTTTTCTTTGTACATATATATGCTCCTTAAATTTCGTCAAAGGCTTTAACAAACAACTTAGCCAATCCAGAACGAACTACATCATCCCTATCGAAATAAACCATACCTATGTTGTTAGTAAGCTCAGCATAATCGTCACCATCCAAATAACTCGGAGTTTCTTTTCGTAATGAATGGATCAGGTTTAGGATAAAAGTCAAACCACTATCACCTTTTATGTCTTGCTGCCAAGGTTTAGTGTCCCCACAAACGATCATCTGACTACCTTCGTCAATCCTTGTGACTAATGTTTGCATAGTCTTAATGTCAGTATTGGAACCTTCATCTACAACAATCACCGACCTTTTATAACTCCGTCCTCGGCAATCCTCTAAGGCTTCCATTACAATCTGCCCATTCTCCAGAGCATATTCAAATTGACCATTACCAAGAATTTGCTTAATGGGGTCTAGCATTGATTGCATAATTGGCATCAATTTTTCAGTTGTTGTTCCCGGTCTTAGTCCAATACTCCGACCCACTGATTCGTAGGGACGGATAAGTACAATGCGATCTACTTCACCTTTCAAGAAGCGATTGACTGCATGCACACAAGCTACGAATGTTTTCCCAGACCCACTAGCACCTACACTATATACCAACTGCTTAGTTTTGAGCATTTCAATATACTTTGCTTGATTTGCTGTCTTTGCAACCAGCGGGTAAACCTTGGCTTGTTTTTCTTCTACGAACTTCTGCCGTACAGGTTTAATTGCAGTTTCATCGTCTACTTTTCGCCGACGAGTGCGGGGTGAGTTGTTTGCACCTTTCATACTTCCTCCAATGTAATTTTCATCTTTAGTTCAACCCAAGGGTAATATTTAACCGTCATATTGTGATAATAAAAAGAAAAACCTTTCAACTCTAATTTGTGTACCAATTGTTTTATGTTATCAAATAAAAACCTATCCTGCGCCATAAAACCAGACTCTCTGACCTTCACGTTTCTGCTGGGGTGTTGCATACACTCTGCAATTATACCAAGGGCAACCCCAGTAGATTTACCTGTGCAACGATCTTCTAAATTGATCCCTTGTTGTATATAATTAACAACACACTCTGGGTTATTCTCCCATAACCATCTACTTACACGTATTGACATATTACACCTCCTCAAAATACGGAGATAAGAAATCAACTTCGTAATCATCTAAGTCAACACTTGTAACAAAATTATATGCCTTAGATTTCAACACATCATACAATCTTTGCACAACTTCTCGATCAATATACCAAGAATTTTCATCCTTATTCTTTTCGTCTTGTAGGTATTTAACACAAGCATTTAGCACGATAAGTTTATCAACTTTGAAAACTGCCATATTATTTCTCCTTATTTAATTAACGAAGTTAATGTACCACTTTATTCTTCTGAGCCTTCTCTTGCTCAATACCACCATCAATCAATTTAAGGATATTCTCAGCATGTTTTTGTAACACATCATCAATTGCTCCATAGAATACTTGATAATTATCGGATGTCAACACATTTAAAATCTTAGCTACTTCTTTGTCAGTCATTACAGTGAGTAGATTATCATATACACGTTGAGCCAGAGGGTTACTCTTCTCTAATTCATATTGTAACTCCAACCCACGTTGGTTAGCTGTATAGAAAGCTAATTCATCTTCGTCCATATTATCTGAATTTGTGTTAATGAATGTTTTAATTTCATTAAGTTGATTCAATACAGGCTTCGATGATAAGTCGAAAAATTCCTCAAGTTGTTTTATAGCTTTAGTTGTCATCATACTCTCCTTCTAAATCCAAGTTAAATTCATCACTACGTTCAAGTAGGTCATATATATCACACATATCTAAGTTAATCAATATTATTCTCCTTTAATTTTTATAAGTATCTCACAATATATTGCTAGAGTCAAGATAAATATTAATTTATCTACATGAATATCGAGAAATCTCTATTATGTTCTAGCACAATATCGTCATAATCAGCTTTCTTGTAATGACCGGAATTGATCTTATGCACCATTGTGTGATAACTCGCCTCAACCCCACCATCCATAATAGTCATAGGAATATCTAATATGTAACAGTCTACACCTATAGCTTTGGTATCTTTTGGTGTACTTAGACGGTAAGAGCAATATATCAGTTTTTGTCTATCAATGTCAACTAACACATTCTCATATTTGCGATAATTACCAGCACTGGTGTACGCATATACAGTTTTTAATTTGAAGTCTTTAAATTTGTTTGACATAAATCACTCCTTACAGTATTTCTTGATATCTCTTTCACTTTTACGTTGGTCATCCCTAGCCTTACGTTGTGATCTGATTAATCTTAACTTATCTCCCCTAGCTTGGAATATTGGTTTTAGCTGTTCATAAATATATTCACGCTCGTCACCTGTCAGGTAACTAACACTTTCATCACTAATAAAACGAGGGGCATCAAAACTACATAAGTTGATATCAAGAACACCTAATACATTTTGTTGTTTAAACTGTTTATCCAATAATATATAAAGGTTATAACCCCACTTATAATTGTCACGTAGATATTCCTTACTAGCTTTGCTGTCCAAATTCAACCTAAACCTATCTGGATTATTCTTCACCAACTCAACAAAACTAATCACTGGCTCAGAAATATCTGGTGGTGTTTTCTTAAACAAACTCTTAATCCAATTAATCATATATTCTCCTTATTATAATTTCAATTTTAAGCTGCCTGTAGAAGCCTACAAGACGTTATATCACATTACCTAATACGAACGTACTGCTATGGTGCTATAAATCCTTGTAGGCACTTACAGGCACTCCAAATATTCATCAATCTCACTTACTAAAAAATCATCCATACCACATGACCAAACTCTATCACGAACACGACCAGTCCACAACACCTTAGCTGAATTTTTATCACCAGTAGCTAGATTGGCTAGGAAGTCACCAACAACCCTAGGATTGATAGTTTGTTTATACATATTAGTCAGTACAGATATCTCTGATAGTGCTTCGTGGATGGTTGAATTATTTAACATTTTTCTCTCCTAACGCATAAGCTAATCCTGTAATACATGATGATAAGAATACACCTAATAAAGATGATGGTGCCTGTGGTACAGTAACCCACCATACAGTAGCCTGAGCAAACGCCAATAACATTAATGTTTTGTTCATTTATTTTCTCCTTCTCACTTAACTTCCGTCATTATTACCCATATAAATCCACCTGTCAACACAGAAACACAAATATTTTAAATATATTTAGTTGTTGACAGGGTGGTGTTCAGTGTTCTAATATGTTCAGGAATGTTGAACGTTGTAGGTAAATGAACGGACTAACGCAAATAAAGTCTTTAGTTTCCTTGACAACTGTAATATATATGCTATACTTAAGTGGATTTAAACAGAACGGAGTGAATATGTTACAAAAAGAGATGATAACACAACACTTGGCTAAGCAACTTAGACACCACCTTTTGGATCAAGGTATCTCAGTTAATGAGTTTGCTAAACAGCAAGGTAAGACACGGCAGACTATTAGTTTGTATCTGAATGGTAAGGTCAGCATTGATAGTCTGGTAGATATGCTGGATGAATTGGGTTGTGGAGTTACTGTATTGGTGCGGAGGTAAGTATGTAACCGACAAATTGTCTTATAGACCACCAGACATTTTGTCCAACAACCAACCGACAAATTGTCTTGCTAATAAGATAGAGTAAAGTAAGATAGAAAATAAATAAAATAGAATTAAAGAAAGATGACACCAACAGACTTTTTGTCTGATACAAGACTTTACACTAAAAGCTAAAAAGCTTGTTGTTTTGTGTGTATTCTTAATCTTTTATTCTGTTTTGGTGTATAAACAAGTTAAATAGATAAACCACCCGACTTTTTGTCTGTTGGTTAATGGAGGTGTTAATGTTTATTCTTATACCAAAGGAACTACTCTTGTGGATAGATGAGAACAGAGGTTCTTTATCAAGACAAGCTTTTGTCATTGAGTGTATGTTCTCCTTAAAGAAAGGTTAACTTTAACCCTAGTCTAATACTAAAATACTAAGGACTAACTATGATTAAAAATACATTTACAAAAATAGGCGATCATCTGCTGATGTGTGGTGCTGTTGTATCACCAGATGGTGAGGTGATTAAAGTAACTGCTGCTGACAAGCTAATCCTAGCCTTTATGCACCACAGGTGGAACTACTTTGTTGTGGAAGAAAAACAAGAGTATTGGGATTCTATGGAATATATAGCACTCCGTACAGGTAACAACGTAAAAACCGTTGAGCGTTGCGTGTCTAAGTTCACTAAAGCTGGTATACTGTTAGCAGAGAAGCGTTTTGACAAAAAGAAGAAACATAACAAGTGGTTTTGGTTGGGTTTTTCTGAGGTGAAATATATGGTTACTAAGAAAGACGGTGGTATGGAATTTGTTAAGGAGGGTATGGAAGCATATAAACCGAAACCACACTACAAAGAAGATAACACTGCCGCAAAACCAGCACTAGAGGATTTTGATATGTTGGTTCCATATAGTGACTATGACCATGATGTAACAATGAGTATGTGGGAGGCAGGTTTATGAATGGTTACTATGTTGATGTGGGTTAGGAGTGAAATAACCATTGACAATCACAATAACCTCTGCCACAATTAGCGCAGATCAATAATTAAGGAGATAAATTATGAAAGAGTTAGAGTTTTTTGAAAAATATTTTTCATTTAGACTTAAAATGGAAAAAGAGAACAACGTAATGTTACAAGTGACACCAAGTTGCGGTATGTGGATGGATAAATCTTCAATGAAAGACGTACAGCGTTTTGGGGCTGAGATCATGAAAAACACACTTGAAAAAGCCTTTCCGAACCTAATCATAGGCGTTTATCACCCAGAGCAATTAGATGTTTGGGTTAACAATGGTAGTCAAATGTCACTTGGTAAGTGTCACATATCTGATTTAAAAGAGTTAAACGAGAAAGCATCTGAAATAATAAATGGTAGGTTGTTTTGGTGCAGCGGTTGCAACCAATTCTTGGGTAAGGTTCTTCACAGTGCATCTGTGTTCTCTGGACACTACTGTAGTGATTGTGTAACCAACAATCCAAAAATTAAAGCTTTAGTTAATGAAAGCAAAAGACCAAACTTTTACGATTAAGGAGAATAAATTATGATAATCACAACAACAGACAATCAACGCATTAAAGTGGATAGCTTTAGTCAATATCAACTTGTAGAACGTAAGAAGGTTAATCGTGGATGCTTCCGATGGCTTGCAGTATTACTATTGTTTTGGCCTGCATTGATCCTTTGGTTCTTTGTCGGTGATAATGCAATGTATGTCCGTATAGACGGGACAATGTATCTGATTAATGAGTTTCAATATAATCGTTTGGTGGACTTTTTGGATGGTGGTGAGATATGAAAACAGTTAGTGAGTTGAAGGTTTCCTTAAAATCTGGTGAATATCATGGTGTTAATATTATGGAAGCTTTGTGTACAATAGAAAATCAGCAAAGACAAATTGCAGAACTTACTCATACACTGAATGAGTTGTATGAAATAACCGATGAAGTTTGGTGCAATGAAGGTTTAGAGTTAGTTAGACATTTAAAACTTAGAAATGTCTTAAAGAAAGTAGATAAAATTTTGGAGGGTAATTAGTATGAATGGTGTTCTTACAAGGCAAGTTTAACCACTCTACAGAAGCCTACAAGCTACTTTAGTAGCCACCATAAGTCAACATATTACTTAGGATAGATAATGGCTCAGAAGTGGCTGTAGGGTTGTTTAAATTGATTTTAATTGTATAGGAGAATTGTAATGAAAGATTGTTTAGGAAATGATGTAAAAGTCGGAGATAAAATCCTAGTCGCAGAATCAATACAAGATTATGCCGAGATGAAAGTTAAGTATGTGTTGGAAATTCAGACTAAAAACAATTACCTTGGACAAGGGTTTCATCTAGCAAGGGTGAGTGAGAATCCTTATGACACACATTACAGCGATGCAATTTACTTGCTAGAGCGTGTATAACATGGATTATTTCAAAGTAGAGGATGTACAAGAAGGTAAATTTTTAAATCTAGCCATTGGGGAAACCGGAGATATTTCGTTCTCTTGGTCGCCTAACCATGAGCTAGCTAGGCCAATATTAGATATATTTTCCAGAAGGAATTTATTAGAGAAATATGGTCTTTGTAAACCAGATTATATTTGGCATAAGTGTGATCAATTTGGGAGGTTTTTGTAATGCTTAATTTATTTAGAAAGGAACATAAACGGAGCGAATGGTTTGAAGGATTACTACGTGCTGAACTCGTTCAACAGAACTTTAGTTACGAGAGTAATTATAGTTATTTTGTTTTTGAGATCCAAAACCGTAGAGCTGATGAGCTTATACTTGGATACAAGAATTACTTGGACTATTACCAAGACGTTTTGAGCAAGGTTTGATTTATTTTGAAAATAATTAAAATAAAATTTGACTTTTGAATTTATATAGACTACATTTAGTTGAATTGGATTGATTTAGGATAATAATATGAAAAATGTTAGACGAGAAGATTGGGAGTCCTTACAGCCAACTGTTTTCGGTTGGGGAATAAATGATGTTGAATATAATGTTCATAAAACAAAGATGGTAAGTAATAAACAGGAGATAGTGTGGAGATGCCCTTACTACAGGAAGTGGGTAAAGATAATTGAAAGGTGCTTGTGCCCTAAATTCCAAGAAAAGTACCCAACCTACAGAGGTTGTACAGTGGCCGAAGATTGGAGATACTTTAGCAATTTTATTAAGTGGGTTGATTCTCAGCCCAATAAAGACTGGATAAATTGCGAACCCGATAAAGACATTTTGTTTGAAGGTAATAAGCATTATTCCCCTGAAACTGTTGTTTTTGTTTCTAGGGGAGTTAATGTGTTTATCGTAGATAGCGCGAAAGACAGAGGAGACCATATGATTGGGGTTAGTTACGTACCGGACAATAGCAAAATAAACCCCTATCAAGCTAGGTGCAGCAACCCCTTTGGGAAAGGTAGGCACATAGGATCATACCCTACAGAGCTAGAAGCTCACAAAGCTTGGCAAGCTAAGAAACATGAATATGCTTGTATGTTAGCTGATTTACAAGAAGATGAACGTGTGTCGAAATTACTCTATGAGCGTTACACTCCATATAAAGATTGGACAAATAGATAAATTTAAATAAAATGCTTGACGTATTTTAAATACCGAGGTATACTTAGTAAAATCCAATATAAATAAAAAGAGTTCATCATGAAGTCCCGTTGTAAGGCTTGCAATGAACCCTTCTCCCCTACCTTGCACACTGATTTAGGGGGAAGGTTCATTCGCTTCGAAGATATGTGTAGTGAATGTATATCACTTTGCCATCAAGAAGAAAATTACCAAGATATATTTGAACATCTTTGGGTAAAACCTATTGATAACTTTTCTTCTTATGAAGAAACTGAATAACTTGTGGATAGCTATTGCATTTATTATTAATACATGTTATAATATAGTATAAGACTATAAATTATTAAGGACATACAAATGTCTGAAGAAATCAAATCTGTAGATACCGACGATATTGAAGAAGATAAGCCAGTTGTTGTCCGTAACGAAAAAGGACAGTTCATAAAGGGTGTGTCAGGTAATCCCAACGGAAGGGGTAAAGGTAATCAGTCTAAGCTCAACAAGACTAAGTTAATTACCCAATATAATAAGTATGGTACAAAATCCTTTGAAGATATTGTACGTCTTGGCAAGAAAGCTGAGAAAGCTGGTCAACTAACCACAGCACTAAAAGCTGCCATGTTTATAGCAGAAAAACACTTGCAGATGGTTTTACAGCAAGATAAAACAGCATTAGAATTACAAAAGCTTCGCATGAAAGAATCTAAAGATGATGGTGATTCTGATGAAGAAGATAAGGACCTGACACAAGCCATTTTCGAGTGGCAACGTGCAGAGAATGATTAAAGATTTCATAACTACAACAACATCCTAGCTAACTCGCACACCACTGAATATTAGGTTGAGAACATCAGTGCATTCCCTGTTAGCATTATCTCCAGCCCCATTTAATGTCCCTCCTTTCATTACTTGGGGTTTATTTTTTGTTGTAAAATAATTAACATACAGGAATAAAATTTTGAGTAAAGAAATTAAAGTATATCAGTCACGCAATCTTAGCGACTATAGCAAGAAGTTGGTCGAGCTGGTTAAAGCTGGTAATGAAGTGTTATTAGACCAGTGTATCAGTATGCTCGGTAAAATATATACGATTAAGTATTATGAGCCAGAAGCTGTTGTAGAAGAGACTGTAGAAGAAGCTGCTGTATCCTCAGAGGGTGTAACAACGAAAGCTGTTAAGAAGCCCCGTGGTGGTTCCGCTTCCACAAAGTAATATTTAAGGTTATGATTGGTTGGCTACACCAAGCTCAGGTGAGTGAAGTAGCAATAATTAATATAAAAATCCTGAACCGTCCCTAGTAATAGGTTGGATTTCTCCCTGTAATAAGGGCAAGCCAAAGTGCTGAGAAATGTTTTTAATTCGGATTAATTTGAGGCGAAAGCCCACTACGTGATGACCCAGCCGAAAGGTAAGGTTCCTGCTCTGCAATAATTTAAGTTGCATCAGGTTTCGTGGTGTATTCTAACGCTAGTAATAGTATTGATATGGCACGTTATGTATTTCACAGCCCACTCAATATTAGGTTGAGGTATCCCTGTGATGACACTGGGAAAGACTAGATTATTCTACTTTTAGCAGAGTGGAATTAAAACTAAAAGTTTGCAAAAGTTTCAGATGAGTGTATATTAGAAATACTCTACAAGGCTCACAAACTAAACACACCTCAAAAATTAATATGCAATGAATATGGACTATCCCCTGCACAAGTCAGCAGGATAGTCAATGGAAGTAGACGTAAAGATTTACATGATCAATTCTTTGCAAAAGCGCATTCCCAGTAGTGCGCTCTCTCGAAGGAGTAACAAGTATGGCAAGACCAAGCAGCAAGAAAGTCTCAAACGTACAACCAAAAATGGAAGTGTCACCACAACCAGTACAGATGAAATTTTTAAAAGCCACCGAATCTATAGTATTCTTTGGCGGTGGAGCTAAACCAAAACTGGTTCCACTTTAATCAACCCCTCTAATTCGATGAAACCCTAACGTGCAGACGAGGGCAATATCGAGCAAGGCGAAAGCCGTGTGTAGAGACTATCGAAAGACACTTAATGTGAATCTAGTAGAGTAGGCAACAAGCGTTGTCGAAACGGGGGGCTACGAAAGTAGAAGATATAGTCCGACACTGAGGGAAACCTCAGAGAGTGTAGCGAACTCTATAACAGAAAGGGTGGTGGTAAAACTTGGTCAATATTGATAGATAACTTACAATTCTGTCACGACCCGCAATATTTTAGTGTGTTTGTTCGTACAACAAACGTAGAGATTGATAATGGTCTTTGGCCAGAAGCCAAAAGAATGTATCTTCCATACTTGGTAGATAGTCAAGGCAGATTCTTAGGCAAAGCCCACATATCAGAAAAGAACAAAACCATAACTTTCCCCTCTGGTGGTAGAACAAAGTTCACCTATTGCGCGACGGATAAGGATGTTGATGCGTGGTACGGATCGGAGATAACTCGTATATATCTGGATGAATGCCAGCACCGTACCGAATATCAATTTGACTTATTCAAATCTCGTAACCGTTCTATGGCTAAAGTGCCAAAAGGTATGAGATGTACGCTGAACCCATCACCAGATAGCTTTATTTATAAATACGTAGAGCCTTTCCTAGACGACGATAAGTACCCAATACCGGAGTTATCTGGTAAGACACGTTATTTTACCATACTGAATGGTATCCTCATATCATCTTGGGATGCAGACGACATACGTAATGATACAGGGAAAGAACCAGAAACTTACACGTACATACCCGCAGTTCTTGGGGATAACGAAAAGTTAATGGAGATCGACCCTGCGTACAAGAATAAGCTAGACGCATTGCCTGAAGCTAAACGTAAACAACTCCTGTTAGGGTGTTGGGCATCTACCGATGAAGATGGTTTGTATTTCAAGCGGGAATACTTAAAAAGAGCCAACTCTATACCACTCCATAGTGTTTATTGCAGAGCATGGGACTTAGCATCTTCTGCTGGTGACACACCTAATACGGTTGGTTGTGATGCTACACAAGGTATGTTAATGGCTCGTTGCCCACAAGGTTATTTCTATCTCGTAGGTAGTAAGCGATTCAGAAAACGTGCTGGTGAGCGAGATCAAGAGATACTTAGAACAGCCAAACAAGATGGGCAAGATGTTACTGTTGTTATACCAAAAGATACTGGTGCTGGCGGTGCTGCTCAATATGAATACCTCTCAAAACTGTTAATAACAGAGGGTTTCATTGTTAAGCAAGATACTGCTGTTGCAACAACAAGCAAACTTAGTAAAGCATCCCCATTCTTCAGTGCATGTGAAAATGGTTTAGTGTATTTGGTTGAAAAGAGTTTTGAGACAGAAGAATTAGAACTCTGCATGAGAGAACTTGAAGTGTTTGATGGTGTATCAAGGTCTACAAGATTGCGCCACGATGAAACAGTTGATACATGCGCGACTGGGTTCAACTACCTATCAAAGAGACAATCAATACCACAAATAAATCTACCAAACTTAACCAAATCAAATGAGTTTTCATTTTAACAGGAATCCTTAATGGAAGAAGAAAATTTAAACCTTGAGAAAGGGGATAATCCTGTTCCAAGGATCCGTATGTCTGAGTATGGTACAACCGGACTTAAAGTATTTTCAGACCAAATCTTTGAAGAAGATAGACCTGAATTACGCGGCACTGGTTGGATTAAAGAAGTAAGGAAGATGCGTAATGACCCAGTAGTTAGTGCTGGTGTTGAATTATTGCAAATGTGGATGCAGCGCGGCATACCAGAGATAGTCCCTTACTCAGAATCAGAAGAAGATGTAAAACGTGCCAAGTTCATAGAACAGTGTATGTACGATATGGAACATACATTTGACGACTTGATGAAAGATATTACATCTAATGTTTGGTACGGTTACGCACCAATAGAAAAAGTATTTAAAAAACGTTTAGCAAATCAGTCTAAGTATAATGACGGTTTGATTGGCTGGAAGAAGTTACCCATTCGCTCTCAGGATACAGTGGTCGAGTGGAAAACAGACGATACTGGTAGAAACATTACCCATTTAATTCAGGATATCAATTCAGTTACATCTGGGGAGAGATTGAATAGATTATTATTCACTTATCCAGCAGGTGAAGTTGAAATCCCTATGGAAAAGGTACTGAATTTTAGGTACAACGGTACAAGAGGTAATCCAGAAGGTCGTAGTCCCTGCAAGTCTATATGGGGTGCATACAAATACCGCTGTCAGATTGAATTAGATGAAGCTATTGGTGTTCAACGAAACTTGAACGGTGTCCCAGTATACTATGCTCCAGCACAGTACATGTCACCAGATGCTAAACCACATGAAAAAGCGGTTTATGAATCAATCAAAAATCAGATACGCAACTACCAGAATAATGAACAAGCTGGTTTTGTAATTCCGAATATATATGATGAACACAGTAAGCAGAGATTATTCAGCTTAGAGCCATTAGAAGTTAAAGGGTCTAATCAATATAACACAAACGACATCATCAAGCGTTATGACTTGAAGATATTAACAATGTTGTTTGCTGATATCCTTATGATGGGTCAAACGTCCACTGGTAGTTTTGCTTTATCTGGGTCTAAGACAAATCTAGTTGAAATGAATATTCAGCGCAGGCTAAAAGAGATTGCAACTGTATTTGAGCAAGACCTATTTAAACAGACATTTGAGCTTAATGGGTGGGATTCAAAACGCTTACCTACCATTAAGTTTACATTCCCCGAAGATCACAACCCTGACGAGTTTGGTAAGTTAATACAACGTATTGGCAGTATTAATTTCATTCCACGTACACCAGACATGGTTGGTTGGGTTGCTAAAGCAATGGGTTATCCAGACTGGAAAAAGTTTGCTGAAATGGAACAAAAAGAATTAGACGAACTTTTCACTGATAATGAAAGTGGTTCTGGTGAGGGCCAAGGTTCAAGTGGTACAGGAACCACACAGTCTGGTGGATCTTCCAGTGCAACCAATTCAAATAATGCCTCGTAGGAGCAATAATGGCACACAAACTATCGAGGCTGTTAGCCGAGAAGATTTACAATAAACCCCTCTTGATTACTATGGGCAGTCTAAATGCTGTCCTAGATTATCTGGAACACCGTACAGATTCAATCACATCAAAAGAAGTAGAAGCATCCCTTGTTGAAATGGGCGTAGAACGCTCTGAGAAGATGCTGACAGACACACTAGCTGTCATCCCTATCACTGGTTCACTCTCATATGAAAAAACCTTCTTAGGCGCTTTGTGTGGAATGACATCTTATGAAGGTTTAATCGAAGACGTCTCTGAAGCATTATCAATGGGATTAAAAACCATTGTGTTTCGTGCTGATAGTGGCGGGGGTGAAGCATATTCTATGATGTCTTGCGCTAAAGATATACGTGAAATGGCTGACCAAGCTGGTGCAAAGATAATCACATATATTGATGGGATGGCTGCTTCAGCTTGTTATGGCTTGATTGCAGTATCTGATGAAATCATAGCTCATTCTGACTCACAAGCTGGTTCAATCGGCGTTGTTATTCAATTGATGAATAACTCAGGTAAATTAGAGAAAGAAGGCTACAAACGTAAGTTTATCACTTCTGCTGATTCCAAAGTGCCAGTTGATGATGATGGTGAATTCAAAGCTGAATGGCTTGCCGATTTAAAAGAATCTGTTGATACATTACACGCTAAATTTGTTAACCATGTTGCAGCTTACCGCCCAATGAGTGCTGAACAGGTTGATAGTCTAAAAGCGAAAGTATTTGGTTCAGATAAAGCCTTGAGTCTTGGTTTGATTGATAAAGTCATGGATCACATGGAATTCCAAGAATACTTAGAACAAATATCAGAGGAAGTGAAGGAACCTAATATGTCACTGTTTGGTTTATTTAAAAAGAACACTAAGGCATCTGCCGATGTGTCTCAGATTATGTCTGAGCAACAACAAGAAGCTGCGCTTGCAGTAAACCCAGAGGAAAATGTAGATATGGCTGAACAAGCCCTAATGCAAGAGTTGCAAGCTAAGCTAGATGCTTTACAGACTCAGTATGACGCTGACGTAGTAGAGGCGTTAGCTGCTCTTGATGAAAAAGATGCAGAGTTGAATGCAGCATTAAAAGAGTTGGCTGATATGAAGCAAGCTCAAGCTGAACAACTTTTAGCGGATAAAAAAGCTAAGTTAACTGCTGTAGTTGGTACGGAACAAGCTGACAGTTTGTTTGCTCATCTGTCAACACTAGAAGATTCAGCGTTCAATGCTGTAGTTGATTCATACAAAACGGCTAATGCTAAATTCGATAAATCTGAATTAGCATCAGAAGTCGGTGTTGAAGCTGACGGTTCTGCTAACACAGTAGAAGCTGAATCAAAGTTAGTTCAACGTTTAAAAGCTCGTCAACAAAAACAATCTAAATAATATAAAGGAAATAAATAAATGGCTATTGGTGTAACAAAAGTCGCAAGCGATTTCACTAACGAATCTGATTTAATCAAGCATGAGTCTGGTAAGATTTGGGGTTATTGTCGCGGTAACGTAACTGTGGCTGCTGCCAAAGTACGTGGTGATTTAATCCAAGCAGACGGTGCATTAGCTGCAACTGAAGCTGCAATTGTTGGTGTAGTAATCAACGACACAGCCGCTGGTGAATCAGCGCAATATCTGAAACGTGGCGAGTGTGGTGTATTGAAAACCGCATTAGTTTATGCAGCACTTACTCCAGCTACCGTTGATGCTCGTTTAGAAGCATTAGGTATCCAAGTAATCCGCGAATACGTTTAATCAACCAGACTAATAATAGGAAATATAGTACATGGCTAACGCAATTTCTCCAGTGAATTTTAACCAACTGGTTGACTTAACTACCGCAATTAATTTAATCCCTAACAGCTACCGCCGTCTAGGTGACTTGGGCTTATTCACCACTGAAGGTGTATTCCAAGACACAGTAGTATTTGACCGCACTTCACAAGAAATCCACTTGTTAGGTGACACTAAAGGTCAAGGCAACAAGCAGTTATCAAGTAAAGATTGGGAACGTGAAGTATTCTCAATGGTTGTTCCTGAGTTTCACTACTCTGACTACTTAACTCCTTCAGATGTTCGTGGTATTCGTCAAGCTGGTCCTGCTGACCAAGAAGAAGCTCTGACAGACATCCAAGAGCGTAAACTTACTAAGTTACGTGACCTGCACGAAGCTACCCACGAATACCTACGTTGGGGTGCAATCAAAGGTATCACCATTACCCCAGATGGTAAAGTATACGCCAACATGTTCACCGCTTTCGGTGTTACTGAAAAGGTTGTAAACTTTGATTTCCGCGCATCAAACTTATCTGGCTTCTTAGCAGATTGCCGTGAAATCTTACGTCACATGGAAGATAACCTGCTGACTGCTGGTATGTGGGCCGGTGCTGCACACGCTTTCGTGTCTCCAGAGTTCTTTGACGCTCTGACCACTCACCCAACTACTTTTGAAGCATACAACATGTTTGTTGCTAACAACCAAGTAGCACAGGCTCAGCCAAACCGTGACGATTTAGGTCGCATGTACGCTGGTCGTCAGTTCTATCATGGTGGTGTATTGTTTGAAGAACATCGTGGTGGTTTCCCTTACAATGGCGTAATGCAGAAGTTCATTACCGCAACAGAAGGTCGTGCTATCCCAGTGGGCGTGCCTGACCTGTTTGTAACTTATGCTGCACCAGCACTTAAGTTCTCTTACTTAGGTAGTCGTGGTGTACCTACATACGCATGGCAACGTGCTATGGAAAATGATGAGCAAGTTGAAATTGAGTCTTTCTCATCTGTACTTCCAGTATGTAAGCGCCCTGCTGCATTAGTTCGCGTTACAGGTACTTACTCTTAATTTGATTGAGTGATTTATAGGGGAGCATCCTTCGGGGTGACTCCCCTTTGTCAGTAGATAAGGAGGGAGTTTATGGCTTATACAGATAACCCGTTAGATCCAACAGATAGAATAAGATTAACCATTGGCGATGTAGACCCAGAATTTCCTTTAATCTCAGACCAGTGGTACGGGTATTACTTATCACTAGAGTATACCGAAAATGCTGTAGCTATTGAGATTGCCAAGAAGATACTAGCCCAATATGCCAACGATGCCTCAAGGCAGCGTGAGGGGATGGTTGAGATTTACGGAAAAGAACGTTTTGACGCATATTTAGCTTGGTTAAAAGACATTGTAAATAATGGTCTTACTTCTGCACCAATGCCTTATGCTGGTGGTCAATCAGTAGCTGATATGTTAGAAAACGATCAAAACCTAGATAACGTAAGACCTTGGCGTAGGTATAACTATGAAGATTTCTTCTAAAGTTAAATCAGACCAATCCGCCATAAACAATCTAATGAAACGTCTGAAAGCTTTAGATGAAAGAGAGGTTGAATATGGTTATTATGATTCAGACCAACATCCCTCTGGAAAGTCAATGGCTGAAATAGCCTCCATAAACAATTATGGTGACGATGAACAAAATATCCCTGCAAGACCATTCATGGAACAAACAGTTGATTATGTAACACAACGATATGAAGTTGATAATAGCTGGAAAAGAGATTTATGGCAATACTTCTGTTATGGGGGTGGTGTCATACCCTTCTTAAACAAGCAAGCATCTGAGTACGGTGTTGACAGTATTCAAGTTGTAATGAATAGACAAGACTTTGAAGATAACGTAGCTTGGTGGGAAAAGGCCAAACAATCTAAATATGGTTTTACACAAATCCTATGGGAAACTGGTGCATTATATGATGGCGCTAAAACTAAAGTAGTTAAGAAAACGAGGGATACATGATAAAACGCAGAAACGGAGCTATCCCCCGCAAGACATTAGACGCTAGACACAAACAAGATGTGCTAGACGAATTTGAAAGACCATTAACTCCCGTTACAATACCATTTAAAATCTACAAATGCACAGTTCAACCTTATGTTGGTGATACATTCCAATTAGCTCCTGATGGTTTTCAAGGTAAAGATGTGTTTACTTTATTTACTGAAACACTACTTACTAGAGGTAAGGAAGGTAGTTTGATTAAACCCGATGAAGTGAATATTAATGGTGTTTGGTTCCGTGTTGTTAAGGTCAAGCCTTGGCAAGTGGGATTGATACCACATTATGAGTGTATTGTTGTAGAGCTAGATGAGGGGTTAGTATGAGTTATATTGATACCCTTAAAGATTTTGAAACAAGACTTGGTAGGTTTTGTAAAGATGTTACTGACTTAAAAGTCACATTCAGAAATGCAAGTAATCAGAAGATAACCGAACAACACATTCAGTTACACGTTGACAGAGTTAATGAGAACGGTTGGGAACACCTCAACCCTGAATTAACCCCAAGTGGTAATTTTATCACATCAAAAGAATATGAAGTGTTTGTTGAATGTTCTTGTCATAGAGGGGATTACACCCAAGCGGTGTTAGGTGAGGTACGTCACCAATTATCCACTAACTCTGGTTTGTATTATAAATACTTTGGTGATACTAAGTTCTCGTATCTGCGTTCAGCAACAATACAAAAAAGATTCTTTACAGTAGACGGTATTCAATATGAAGAACGCTCTGTAATGCAATTAGTTTTTAATATGATGGTTAAATCTTCTGACATAGAAGATATTGGCTCTATTGAAACTGTAGAGATAATTAATCTCAAAACTAAAGTGTCAGAAAATACGGTAGCCGTAGATGATACTCTTACTATTACTTCCCCATAAAATCCCTACTCAGGAGAGTTATAAATAATGTCAGTTGATATTACAGAAAGAGTAGATGTTGTCGTATCTCTTGGTACACAACCTATTTCTACAGCTTCTTTCGATTCAGCTATGTTTTTAGCTGATACAGAAAGCGCCGGTTGGCCCGTAGCCTTTACAGAAGATTATCGTGTATTCACTTCACTGAAATCTGTAGCTGATGCAGGTTTTGCTGAAACAACCTCAACATATAAATTTGCTGCATTAGTGTTTGGTGGCAACTTTGCTGTTAAATCACTTTATGTAGTTCGTTACACTACAGACGTAGGCGCTCCTGTAACACCTACAGCAGCATTTAACACTCAGCTTACTGTAGATGACACACCTTACTATGTAGCGTGTGATGTGCACACTGAAGCCGTAATTACACCATTGGTTGCTGCTGCTGAAGCTGCTTATCGTATGGTTGTAGTTAGTTCACAGGAAGCAGGTATTCTGGTTCCAGCCACTACTACAGATTTAGGTAGTGTACTACAGTCTGCTGCCTATGACCACGTATTCACATTATACCACCCATCTGCTGATACAACATTTGCTGAAGGCGGTGTAATTGGTGCAATGGCTGCTATCCCTGCTGGTGTATCTACACTAGAAGATAAGACCATGACTGGTGTTACATCTTATTCTATTGATGGCACAGCAACTACCTCAGTTAAAGATAAGAACGTAGGTTACTACTCCCCAATTGCAGGTGTTAAGTCACTATTTAATTCTAGAGTAGCTTCTGGTCAATTCTTCGACACTATTGTATTCAGTGATTGGTTACGTGCACGTATTGGTGAAGCAGTATATGGATTGATGAAGCGTCGTTCAGACGCAGGTTTAAAAGTCAGCTACGACGAGAATGGCACGAGCTTAATCCGTTCAACTATCTTCGGTGTAATCCAAGTGGGTTTAGCTAACGGCGCAATTAGTCCAGATATCTACCCTGTAGTACGTACACCATCTCGTGAAGAAGTGAGTGAAGCAGACCGCACTGGTCGTGTATTACCAGACGTAGTGGTTGAAGTGTTATATAGCAACGCAGTACATAACGTTCTTGTACGTGCATACGTAAGCGTATAAGGAGATAATAAATGACAATTAAAGCATACGATCCTAAGAAAGTCTCGTTATCTATTGGGGGTGTGAACCCAACAGGTTATGCACCAGATACAAAGATTGTCTTTAGTCGAGCTAACCCTGTCTCAACTACAACCGTAGGAGTGGACGGAGATATATCGGTAAATGAAGATAATCGTAAGAACGGCACAATGACTATTAGTTTATTACACAACTCATCTTTCAATGATGTAATAACTTCTTGGTTGCTGACCAAACCAACAGGGTATCCATTCCTACCCTTCGAGTTCAATGACCCGTCAGGTAGTGCCACAACTTCTAGGTGTTGGGTGGAAACACAGCCTGACTATAGCGTGGGGCAAGAGACTGGTACTCTTGATTGGGTATTTGGTGTAGAAGATACCACACTGAAACCAAACCAAACTGTAGCGCGATTAGATAAACTAAAACAGTTTACTGGTGCAGTGTTAGTATAAGTTAATTAAACAATTTGTCATGCTGACTAACAAGGATGTTGGTCACATTTATCTAGTATGATAAGTAGGTATGACGTTAACAGGTGAAAGCATGACAACACAATTATCAAAATCAACACAACAAAAATTTGTAATCGGTGAGGGTAAAACTTCACGTACATTCCTATCAGACGGCTGGAGTCCTCTACTGGCCGCAAAAAACCTACCTAAGATTGGTAAGACTTTTGCAACACCGATCTCATTTCTATTTTCAGCAACCGAGGAAAACTTTGGTACGTTGATACCTCAAGCCTTGTATCTCTTATTCGAAGAAATGGAGCAAGGTGATATTGAGGCACTTTTTAATCTTATCCTTAGTAAAGTATGGGCAGAGAATGGTACTAGGTTAGTAGACCTAGACAACGATTTTGCCAACTTAGACGAACTACTCTCGTTAGTGGCTTTAGTGTTGAAGCAACATTACGGATGTCTAACTTCGGGAAAGTCTTTCGCATCCCTTCTGGAGACTCTGGTGCCAGTCAGTCGAATGACTCAGGCGTAAGACCGTCTAAGCAGGCTCTAAGTTATATAGAAAAAACTTCTTCACTTGATTTCATAGACTATATGTTCTTTAGAGCCGTTAAGGAGGGAGGTGAAACTGGTGCAAGTCTTGAGTCACTAGATTTGAATTACTTAGTTAAACTGAACGAATGGTTGGACATCCAGAGTTACATGGAATCTGACGTAGAGAAACAGATAGAAAGAAAACATAAGCAGAAGGGGTGAAATAGCCCCTTGCTTTAAAGGTATCTGGTTCTCAAAGCTTCAGCTACTCTTGGATCATCTTGTAAATCGGCAAGCTTTAAAGCGTGTTCATGTTTCTTAGCCTTCCAAGCTAAATGAGCCTCTAATTCTGTGGGAAACAGACTAATATATTCTGTTTTATTAGTAAAAGGATTACTACATTTAGATGCGTAAGGGTTCTCTTTACTAGCACCTGAGTGAAAACAAACACCTATTAATAAAGAACCTCTTGAACGTTTTGAATCTAACATGAAGGTGTTTATTTTACAAGAGATGTATACACAAGTCTCAGGCGAGTATAATTTACCATTCCCCAGTAAATCTTTATCTAATTGACTATTTTTCCAATCTCTATTAGGCTGAGAATCAACCCATTTAATAAAATTCGATAAGTATTGCCACTCTTTGAATATTTCACAACCAACATAACTGGAACAGCTACCTGAAGGGTCATTACCAAAACACCTGCGGATCATACTCCGCCAATCAGCATAGTATGGGCAAGTCCACACCAGTTTACTTTTACCTTGAATTGTTACAGTTACTCCAGTGTTATAATTAACGTCCACAACACCCCACCCATGTATGGTTGGTTTCAATGATTCCCAATCTTCTCGTCTAATATTTTTAGTCACATTACTTCTCCTGTAGGTTAAAAAGTAAAGGTAGCACATAATGAAACAGTTTGCAATAGTTTTAATAACATAAAGGAGGTGTGTCTAAATGAAAGACATTGCCGGTAATGTCACGAATAAAATCTCATTTGAAATTGATAGAAGGTCGTGGCAAAACCTAGACAAGTTCCAAAAACGAATAGCTGACGTAAAGAAGCAATTATCTGGTCTTAGTGGGAACATCAAGGTTAATGCTGTTGTTAGTAAGTTTGACAGGGTACAGAAGGCAGTAGGGGCTAAATCTGTAGCTAACAAACAACAAGAATATAACGCGCATGTAGCCTTATTCCAACGACACCAGAATAAGATGGCAGAAGTTGCAGCAATGAATCAACGCAGAGTTGATAATGCCCGTAATATGATGTCATCAAGGCTTAGTACAGCGGGGGCTTCTGACAAGGTTAAAACTACAGCATTTAATAGGTTTGATACATTCTCCCAACAAATGCTTGCTGGTAAGATGACAGCTACTGAGTTTAGTAGGGCAGTTAACCAATCTACATCTAGTTTGCTAAGGCAATCGTCAGCATCTAAAAATGCTCAAATGTCTATGCGAGGATTGCGTAGTGAGTTGATACAAGCTACTGCTGCTTATAGTGCATTTGCTGTTGGTGCTAACGTGTTTAGTACTGGTAAAGAATTACAGAGTCTTGAAGCAGGTATGCTGATATTTGCTAAAGATGGAGCAGGTGTTAAACGTGAGATGGATTGGTTAGTATCTAAATCCCAAGAGCTTGGTACTAACTTTATGGTTGCTGCACAAGAGTATACTAAGTTCTCTATTGTAGCCAAGAACAAAATGTCTAATTCAGAAGCTAAACGATTATTTGTCGCTTACTCTGAATTAGCCACAGTACAACAGATGGATCCAACTAGGTTCCATCGCGGCATGAACTCCCTTATGCAGATGCTTTCTAAGGGAAGTCTAATGTCGGAAGAAGTAAAAGGCCAGTTTGCAGAAGCCGCCTATGGTGGTGTTGGTTTATTTGCAGAAGCTTTAGGAATGACTGAAAGGGAATTCTTCAAGGCAATGGAATCTGGTAGCTTGCTATCATCAGAAGTGTTGCCAAAATTAGCAACACAGATGAGTAAAGTTGCTAGAGAAGGTGGTGCCTTATCAGCAGCACAGAAAACAGTTAACGCCGAACAACAAAGATTTTATACACAACTAGCTTTAGCCAAACGTCAATTCTTTGAGGGTGGTTTTGGTAAAGCAATGGCTGAGATATTCTCTCAGATGTCCTCTACACTACAGTCCACCAACTTCGCCTCTATGGGCGCATTAATAGGCGGTTCGTTACGCGGTATAGCTGATGCACTTAATGTACTAACGTTACCCCTACGTGGTGTAATTAATCTATTTGGTGCATTATTTGGTGAGTCAGGTTCTAAGTGGCTAGGTTACGCAGCGGGTATAGCATTGGTATCTGTGAAGGTTTTAGCACTAGCCAAGGCTGTATCATTCTTAGCTGTAGCTGCTAGGGCGTTAGGGGCAACCCCTGTTGGTTTGGCAATCTCTGCTGTAGCACTGGGAAGTTTAGTTGCATTAGATAAATTTGTAATACAACCCTCCATGCAAAACCCTGTAGACAAAATGGCACAACAAGCTTATAGCTCTAAAACAAACACCCAAGTTAACGTGGTTGTTAGACCAGACGGTAATCAGTTTAGTCGTGCAGTACGTGCTGACATAATGGGTTATGAATATGAGAAAAATGCTGACACCGTTGCTAGTATATATGCTTAATCGGAGTACAAAATGAGTCAACAAGATGTAGTCCTGATTCTGGCTAATAAGATGCAGGCTGATAAGTTGGGGTTAGGGGGTACATTCCTCCTTCCCGACTGTACTCTGTCAATTGACCACAAGTTTGAGAATGATGTAACTGAGCATCCTATTGACCGTGGTTCAAGTGTATCAGACCATGTAGTCAATAAAAATGTCACCTTTAGCGTATCCGGTGTATATAACACCTACTCCTTACAAAAGTATGTACAGGACGGTGTTAGTACACAGAACCGTGTGGCAGATGCCTATAAGAAGTTGTTAGACTTGCGTAACAGTAAGCAGCAGTTTACATTAGTGAGCCGCTATGACATTTATCAAAACTGTGTTGTTAAGTCATTATCTATTCCTGTAGCACCTACTGATGGCAACACATTAATATTCTCTATGGAGATAACTCAAGTACGGGTGTCTCAACCTTTCAGGCAAGTCACTCTTGTTCAATTAGAAGATGTTAGTGAGCAGTTTGTAGATGCAGCACAACTTAAGAAAGAAGCTGGTACTAAACAAAGAACAAAGACTTCAACAACCCCTATAGTGAATCAAGCAGATAAAGTAATCAACGGTGGTAGTGGATAATGGCTGTTTATAATATAGACGTTGCTGGTATTGATACAGCTTATGAAACAATAAGCGTTGTACTAGAAGCTCAATCCTATGAGATGACTTTTCAATACAATCCAAGGGATGAGTCGTGGTATTTGTATTTTGGTCTACCAAACCTAGCACCTATATTCAAAACAAAGATAACCAACGGTACGGACATTCTACGTAAGTATAGAGCTTATGAAGATGTACCAAAAGGTAGTTTGTTCATTACTGACCTACAAAAAGTCAATGGTCGAATGGATCGAGATGGGTTTAGTTCTGGTAGGTTTAGTTTAACGTATGTGGATGAAAGTTCGAGATTGTTAATACAGGAGTTGTGATGTCAGATAAATTTATTCGCAACTATATATTAACCATAGGCAAGGCATTGTCGTTCTTCCAAGATGAAGTAAGGCAAGAAGCTGTAGCCAACGTATCTGAAAGTAAGATAAGAGGTTTCTCACTAAAAGATAGGATAAACTACGAAAACACTTTCACTAATAAGATATTCCTAGCTGATAAGTTTGACGTAAATTCTTTCGATGGCGTGGAGATAACAGACCTACATATCACATTCCATATTGAAGATGGTGAGGGTAAGAATCCTTCACACATTTCAATATACAACCTATCAGATGAAGCTGTAAAACTATTAGAACAGTCGGGTAAGAATAAAGCCACTGTCCAATTACGTTGTGGTTATATTACTGACAAAGAGCTACCCATCGTATTCTTAGGTGAAGTGGATAATATAATTGAGTCTTATGAAGGCCCAACACGTATCACTAAACTATTAGTCAGGGCAGGCAGTACAAACATTCAAAACGCATATAGTGTACGTGCGTACAAACGTGGTACAACGGTAGAGCAAATCATTAAAGATTTAATATCTGATATGAAGCTACCATACGGTACTGTGTATCTACCTAGAGTTGGTGAAAACAGTTTAGCTATAAACAAAAACTTCTACGCCTATGGTAAGACAGAAGATATATTGAAAGCTATCTGTGATAACTACAATTTGATTTATAGTGTAGCCCGCACAGCAATCGTGAATGTTGTCCCTCGTAAGCAAGAAGATGATACCAGCAATACACAATACAATCCAAGACGTCAAGTTGTTGGCTCTGATGCTGGCTATGCTGCTAATATAGGCAATCAAGCAAAGAGTAGAGAAGAACTGTTAAAACAATCTGTTGATGCTTTTGATAACTATTTGCCGGAACGCAAGGGCTATAAGATCAATCGTCAGGTGGCTTTCACTGTAACAAGCGACGATGGCACTCTTATTGGCAGTCCTACCATAGAGAATGGCACTGAAGCTAGGCTTGAGGGTGAAGCTGGCGGGGCGGAACGTATTAGATTTAAGACGTTAATGAACGCACAACTTCAAGTAGGTAAACTGGTAGCAATAGATAGCCCATTAGTCAAAGGTGTTTACAAGATTGAAAAGCTAATTTTCATTGGGCAGTTTGAAGGAACTGATTGGTATACGGAAGCAGTTGCTACATTAGATGGTAGTTGGAAAGTGGAGAAATCATCTTGAACGCTCACAATATGTCTCAGAAAGACATCCTAGACCTCCACTTCGACAAAAGACTACGTGACTTCGTACACACTTCGTTCCCTGCTAAAATCACCCGTGTTGTTAATTCTAATGTCGTAGACGTTCAACCATTAGTTAGTACACTACGACCAGACGGAAGTAACAAACCGTACACTGAATTATACGATGTACGTATGCAAACATACGCTTGCCAAACGGGTGATGTGTTTATATCACTTCCCATCAAAGTTGGTGATTTTGTTTGGGTGATGGTGAGTGAGCGTGACGTAGCCAACCTAATGGCTTCTGATGGTTCTAAACCTTTAAATTCCACCACACAACGCACACATGATTTATCTGATTGTTTTGCTATCCCCGCTTTCTTTCCAGATGGCAAATTAAAAGAATATGACCCAGATAACCTAGTTATTGGGAATCAGAATACTAAAATCGTAGTGAAGTCTGATGGCATCGAAATAACCACCTCAGAAGCGTCTATAACAGCAGATAACCTAGTAGTCAATGCCAACCTACAGGTCAATGGTAACACCTCCCTAAATGGCTCTGTGGAAGCTACAGGCGATACGTTCAAACATAATAATGTTAATGTTGGTAGTACACATACCCATATAGGTGTCCAGACAGGTAGTGGAACATCAGGAGTCCCAACACCATGATTGGTTTCAAGCTTAATAACGCTGGTGACATAGAATCTTCTGACGGAAAGATAAGTTTATTATCTACTGTACAGGAAGCTGTCAGACAGCGATTAGAAATAAAACTTAGAACTTTTCAAAATGAATGGTTCTTAGATACAACATATGGAATTCCATACCGCCAACAAATCATAGGTAAAGGTCTTAGTAAACCTGAGATTGATGCCTTGTATATTGATGTAATAAATCAAGACCCAGACGTACAACGTATTGTTTATTTCAATTCAACCTACTCACCTCTTACTAGAGAATATGATACTAGCTTTGAAGTGAGAGTGGCAGATGAATTGTTACGTGTAGAAACACTGAAACAAACACCATCAGAAGAAATTGAATACCCCGTTCCAGATGGCAGTCAGTTAACCCCAAGCTGTGATGCCTTTGCTGTCGGAAGCTACATCTGTGACCTACATCAGATTGTTCATTGTGACCTACCGGAAACTGGTGAATATACGTGGATATACAATGAAGTAGCTCCTGTGGTTGGTGACGATTGCGTTAGATACTACGCAACAGGTTATGCATCTTATGGATATGTTAAGTATAATTGCCAAGACACTGATTGGTCTTTTGTTGAAGAAAGTAGTGGTGGTATAACCTTCCCATCACAGGAAGTCATAACACCGGAAGAACCTCTACCTCCAGTGACACCACCTACACCAATCCCTACACCAACTAATCTCCCTGTTATAACAGTAGATTTACCTACAACAATAGATGCATACTTGGGTCAGCTTGCTCTAATAAGTATACAAGTTGAAAGTCAAACCCCTGTCACTTATCAATGGCAAGTCAGAGAGCAAGGTTCTTCATTTTGGAGAGATTCTAATATAAGCGATACAAATTCGTATAGGCCAATCATCACCGAATCACTTGATGGTAGGTCTTATCGGGTGTTGGTGAGTAACAAATTTGGAACAGTAACCTCAAATGTAGGCACCGTCAAAATAGGTATAATAGACTACATAGAGGTGGTTGGTGGAAGCTTCCTTTTATACTTTGTAAGTGCCAATACATCTGAATCAACAAGTAAGACCCTTGAGATTAGATTAGAACGATTAACTGGTATGCCAGTACCTAGTGTCACTGCTAAGACAACCGACACGTCTAATAATATAGTGAGAGATGATTACATTGTTAACCTTGTTTCTGATGATGGTGTCAATAGTCGTCACGCTTTCACTGTGACAGGCTTACAACCAAATAAGACATACATTGCACAATTTACAGCCACAAGTAACGAAGTGGTACTTATAGATGATGTTCCAATAAAAACTACATGAGGCGCGGAATAAATGGCTTTCCAACCAACTTTAAGATTAACAAAAGGTGAAGAACTCACCTTTCAAGAAATGGATGATAACTTTAAGGGGCTAGCTGATGCTATTGGGTCATCCGGTGCTGTGTTTGTAACATTAGAAGAATTTGATGCTAACGCAGGTACTGGTGGTAATGATACAGCAGCTTTCTTAGCAGCTAGGGTAGACGCAGCAACTAATAGTAAAACATTACTACTGCTGAACAAAACCTATCTTATTGACCCTATCGACAGCAATACACCTTACGTTGGTAGTAATTATACTATTAAAGGTTCTGGTTTATCTGTGTTAAAAAACAGAACTGGTGGACAAGCAATTGGTTCTGTCTCTGTACTACCATTAACGGGTAGCAACATAAAGCTTGAGAACTTCACAGTAGACGGAAATATCAGTGCTGACCCTGTTGATTGGGCTACAGGTTACAATGCCTTTACTGGTGCTCGTGGTGTTGTGCTACAAGATGTAGATGGCTTTACCATAGACCGAGTGGAGGGGCGGAATGTAGTGTTCGCTGGTATTGCCGGCTACCGGGTCAAGAATGGTATCGTTGCTTTATGTAAAACTAATCGCACACGAGGCAACTTCGGTGACGGCTTTTACTTCGTTGGTGAGAACATTCTGTTCATGGAGTCTAAAGCTTATGACCATACTCGTATTGGGTTTGTTCTTGAAACTAATGCTGGACTCCCGACGTTAACAGGTCAGGCGTTATTCAATAACTGCCATTCAGAATACGGACACGACGCATCAGCCTTGTACGGCGGTGCAGAAGGTAACTATGGATTCTGGTACGAAAACTTCAAGCACGTAACCACGATTAACTGTACAGCCAAGAATCAAGGGCGTGCTATTGGTGGTGGCTTCAAATCAGTACCGAGCATTCCAACCAGCGCCGAACCATCTATGACTGAGATATTGTACTGCAACAACACATACATCAACTGTGTTGCGGAAGATTGTCGCTACGGTTTCGATATGAACTCTATTGACCAAGAGTACCGTAACTTAGTTAAGATACAGAACTGCTCTGCTTTAGGTGTGGGTATAGGATTGTACGTTGGTCAGCGCCCTGATTACCAGAGCCAGAATGTAGTAGATGTTGAGAACTTCCACGTATACCTTGACGAGTACAACTCTGCTGTGCGTGGTATCATGCAGCTTGGGGGACACTTAACCGTTGATGGGTTGTACGTTAGTTTTAATGATACGTTCAACCAAGTCGAATGGGATAATGAACTAAATGGGTATTCTGCTATTGGTGCATTCAGTACGTCAAGCGGCGATTCTTGTAAGATTAACAATGCTCATGTTTTCCTCAACGACGACACCGAAATACCAGTTAATATTAAGTTCCGTTCAGCACAGACCCGCGAAAATCTAGCCTTAGAGGTTAGCAATACGTGGGTGAAAAACGTAGCAATGAACTGTAAGAGTATTCGTTACTACCGCTGCACTATTGATGGCATAGGTACTGAGGAAGGTAATGATTTCTTAGAGTACGAAGATTGTACAGTGCTTTCATCAAGGCCAGAAAGTCGCCCTGTGGCTGCATACCAGTTACAAGTTAAGCCAGTTACATTCCGTAACTGTGATTTTACTTTCGCTGATTCCAGCAATTACTTGTACGCGTTTATATCTACAGGTCGTGTTAGCAAAGAGCCAGCTTTCTTGTTCGACGGCTGTACGTTTGAAAAGGATTACTTAGATGGGAGCTATGCTGTACGACTGAATGCAGAGACAACACTAAAGAACGACAACAACGATGTATTTAACTATGAGTTCAATAACTGCAAGTTTGTTAATACAGGTGCCGCCACAGCTAACCCGATCATCTTTACCGATGGTAGCGACGTTGACCACTTCACAGCTTTAGGTTCTGGTAACTTTAAGTCAGACACACTATCGGTCAATGGTAATGCTACATTAGTTCCGCACTTTAATCCTGTTGTATTCGGAAAGGCTAAACCCGATGATATAGCAATTACTGCAAGTAGAAATATAATCAGTAACGACTTCAATCGTTCTCTGGTTAATTCAACTGCGTCTGCTTATGTTGCTACGTTAACTGCAACAGCTAATACGACTGCACCTATTGGTACAGAGATAACACTGATTAAGTTGGGTACAGGTGATATTAGCTTTACACCTACTGCACCTACAACTATCAACGGTACAACTACATTTGCTGTAACAACTCAATATTCTAGCCGTACAATACGTAAAGTATCTGCAACTGCTTGGGTAACAGTATAAGAGGTTTTAATGGCTGGTCTAACAGAGTATGGGTTTACTCGTAAAACCCTTCAAGAAATCCTAACTTCTATGAAGCAAAACCTTCGTAGTAAGTTGGGTGAAGATTGGAATATTGAAACTGGTAGCCCAGAAGATCAATTCCTATCTGTATTTGCTGAAGAAGCTGACCAGTGCTGGCAGGGAGTAGAGGGTATCTACTCCAGCCAAACATTAGATGGCTCAGAAGGTATTTACTTAGATGATGTATTATCTCAACAAGGTGTATATCGTAAAGGTAAGACAGCTTCTTCTGGTAAGGCAATTGTATTTTCTTCATACAACACAGTTTCGCTTGGTTCATTAATACGCTCCGGCTCTACAGTAAGTGCTAATAACAACCTAACTTACCTAGTGCAAGAAAATACAACAATAGATAGTTATATGTCTGCTTACATAATAAGCACTAACCAGCTATCTGTAGGTATTGAGTACACATTTAGTATCTACAACACTAAGTCCCCAACAAGTACCACATTTACTTGGACACCAACCTCTGAAACAAACAAAGATACCATGCTTCAGAAGTTGGTTGAATATGTCAATGAGACAGTCCTAGATAAGCCTACACTAGCTTATTATAATCCCGCGACACGCACAGCTTACTTAGGATTTAATCAATCCACAGGGCTTCCGCAGCCGTTTAATCGTGGGGAGTTATATGTTACAACAACCCCTAGAGTGGGTAGCTCAGGTCACACTGTATTTCTTAAAACAGACACACTCGGTTTTAATCCACTAAGTCCTGCTGGTCTGATAAATCTATCCCCTGTTTATGTTGGTTATGAATCAATTATCAATGGTGATGATTTTAACTCTGGTAGTGACGTACAGACTGATGCCGAATATCGCTTAGCTGCAATCAATATCAAAGAGAGTAGTGTAGCGGGTACGAATGATAGTATTGTTGCTGGATTGCTAAGATTAGAAGGTGTTGTTGACGTTAGGGTGTATGAGAATCCTACAGAGAATTTCATATATGATGTCTCTGGTAAAACAATCACGACACCTTACACATACAATGTTGCTGTGTTAGGTGGTGATGATTCCGATGTCGCTCAGGTTATATTAGATAAGTCCCCATTAAACACTCGTCGTTATGGTGCATACTCTGCAAACGCTATTGATACTAAAGGTAACTCAATACCTGTCAACTTCACACGAGTTGGTTACTTTGATGTGCAGATTGAAGTCAGTTATAAAACAAAAGATAATTCGGCTTTAACTGAGCAAGAAAAAGTGGCGATATCGAGTAATATTAATCAGGCAATTGGTGAATTAATTATTGGTGATAGTGTGCCACGTAGCTTGATGGAAGCCGTTACCTTTCAGTCTGTGGCCTTTAGTAGATTGAGTAAGGTTAGTGTTAGATTGAAAGATTTAACCTTAACCAGTTCAGCATACACTACTGAAGATTTGCAAGCTGATTATGATGAGAAGCCAAGAGTGCTTTTGGACAAAATAGAGTTTAAACGTATTTGAGGTACGGATGGCTACAGCTAATAAAATAATCAATGTATCGGATAGGGTGGAGAGAGCAAAAGCTCTCCTGCTTTATCAGTTTAAAGACAAACCAAACATTAATGCTTTAGTTGATGTTGTAGTCTCCGAATTGCAAGAACTTGAAAATGCAATAACTGACTTGCAGGAAGCTAGAACTCTGAAAGGAAGTTATGGTGTATTCTTAGATGAGATTGGTAAGCGTCTTAAAGTAGATAGGGGTAATTATGCTGACCCAGATTACAAAACCACTATCAAGATTGCTATGGCTAAGAAAACTGCTTCAGCAACAGCACAGGATATATTATTCCTTGTTGAATTACTTACTGCCGATCCAAACGCAATACTTACCAACAACTACCCTTACATGGCGGAGCTGACTGGTTATCTATATTGTATTGCTGATGACCCCGCTGGTTTGGAGGCTCTGGCTGATTTATTCCCTGTTAACACAAGAGTAAGATTGATTCAGCACTTTGATAAGAGTTTTAAGTTTGGTACAGCAGGTAGGGGTTTTGGTAGTGGTAGTACGCTAAATAGTTTGGTCTATCATCGTTACGGTGATATTGACAACCCATCATTCAATGTAAGCCCTGTTGAAGTAACTCCACCGCCACTAACTACAGCACCTTTTATTATTATATCTCCTTATGTAACTGGTGAAAATACAGAGGGTAGTACGCTGACTGTCGATAATGGTGAGTGGGGAGGTAACACACCCATCGTATATGTATACCAATGGTTGAGAGATGGTTCAAACATTGCTGGTGAGACTAACCAAACCTACATATTAACGTCTGATGACTTAGGGTTGAGCGTTTCTTGTAGTGTCACAGCAACCAATTTATATGGCTCTGATTCTAAAGTAACCAATGTAGTTGTAGTAGATTCTACTCCAACACCTACCGCAATTCTCACTGAAGATATAGGTTTGTCAGACATATATTCTAATGTTATATATTCAAGTGGTGGTGATGTGTCGGTAGACGCGATATTAACATTTGCGAGTGATGGTACTACCGTTAGAGATGGCAATTCAACTATCAACGACCAATGGCTAACCACTACAGGTGTCGGGTTGGGAGCAAACTATACACTGTCCTATTCAGTCGTATCTGGTGAACCTTTCGCCAATCTGAACCCCAACGTATTATATGACCTAACTAGCCCAATAACCTTCACAGTAAATGAAACTGCTACAGGTAACAGGGTTAACACATCTACTTACAATTTCACCATACGTAGTAAGACGGATATTAGCATTAGTAAAACCAAACAAATTACTATGACGGCTGAAATTATAGACTTCAGCGTTTAATAAGGTATAAGAATGGCATACCCAGATTTTGATCCTCTTTGGGCAATAGAGGACACATACCTTGATGGTGTGACGCCCAACAAAATTAGACCAGATGAGCCTTTACGTAATTATGGTTATTTACCTGATGCGGAACCAACAGCACAAGAATTGAACTGGCAGTTGAATAATGTCTATCAACAACTTGCTGAATTAAAGACCATAGCGCTAGGTGCTTATGAGACACCAGTAAATGAGTTAAAGATTATTGTTGGTGATAACCGCAATCCAGCTACTATTTATGGCTACGGCACTTGGGTTCCTTTTGCTCAGGGTCGCACACTGATTGGTGCAGGTACAGGCACAGATACTAATGGTGTTCAGCGTTCATACTCTGAAGGCAGCACAGGTGGTACTTACGAAGAAGTGATTAGTAAGTCACAATTACCTGCTCACGAACATAGTTATGAAGATAGTTACTTGTTTGAAGCTGCCGGAAGTGTCAGCGGTGTCCCAACTACTAACAAGAAGAATGTCGGGTTTATTAATGGTGGTTTTGGTAGTGGCGACACCGATGCTGATAACAACACCTTAGTATTCCGTAACAATACAACAGGTAGTGTAGGCGGAAATCAACCTACTAATAATGTGCAACCATACGTTGCCGTATTTATCTGGCGGAGAACAGCATAATGGCTTTTGAGAAATTCCCACCCACTAACGCTAGTGAAGCTGTTGCTGTGTTTAAGCAAGATGTAATTATTGTACATGATGTTGCTCATGGTGATGAGAATGCAGAAGTATTGACAGAGAATGGATTAATACCTAGTATTGCCAAATTCATTAAAGATACTAATGAGCGTATTGGTGACGGTCTTGTTAATATAGAGCACTCGGTAACAACAAATCGTGATGCAGTGGATAGTCACCCTATTTCTGCCATTACTGGTTTACAGACCGCATTAGACGCCAAAGTCGATACTTCTGCATTTGGCACAGCAGCATCAGCAGACCTCACTACATCAGCAACAGATACAACCGCTGGTCGTGTTACTAAAGTTGGTGACGGTGGCATCCTATCAAGCTCTGTCCCATCGGTCGTATTAAATATAGCTTTAACAAGTGGCATTTATCGCTATGGTTCATCTGACCCCCAATCACCGAACGCAGAATTAGGCGAGACACTTTTAAGTGGTGTTATTGTTGTTCTACCAACGACTAGCGCCGCTGTACTGCAAGTGGCCTATTCAAATTCAACCAATGCCGGTCTTAGACGCATCTATATCCGATATGGGACAACCGATAGCTGGTCTACGTGGAATAAGCAGTTGGCAGTCGGAGACTACGGATTAGGCACAGAGTTCTTAGCTGCCGCAGCAACGCGCCCACCAAGCAATGACGCCAACTTAATAACCGTAACGGGTTTTTATGGAACTGACTCAGTAACACTTGGTTTACCAGCGTTAGCTGGTGGGGCAAGTACGTTACGGTGCGGATTGTTAGCATTAGCAACAGGCAGCGACGACTTTCAGTTTATATTTACTTCCAGAAATACGGATCAGGTTTTTTATGGGAGAAAGGTTGCAGCAGGCGCGATAACTTGGAATGAGCTAATCCACACAGGGAACGAATCAACAGCATTAGCAAAGGATTACGCTATCTCAGTAGCAGCCGATGCTACGCTGGAGATAAACAAAAAATATTATATCGCAGGTGGTACGACTTATACGCTGCCAAGTGGAACGGGACTGCCTAACGGTACAGCGATTTCTGTTAGACGTAGAATTTCGGTTGTGCCGACTATACAAACTACAGGTGGTCAGACAATCCGCATAGGTACTGGCGACATCACCTACCAGACGGACACATCAATCACATTTGACATTAACGCAGAGTTGATATTCGTTTGGACTGGCTCAGTATGGGAGATTTAATATGCCAACAAGTTTAAAAGCAGTATTAGGTGGCGGTGGTGGTTTAGGCTTACCAGCCTCACAGATTAAGAGTAAGACAACAGATGGGCCGTTAAACACGGTACTATCAGCAACCGTTGACGCAACGGGTGCAGGGGTAACTATAACGGTAACAGGTAAGGTTCTTTTGTTGGGCGCAAGGGTATCTCAGACCACTAATAACGATACTAAGTGGTCGCTTACTTGCGACGGTGTTGTTGTGTCTCGGCAGTTAACCGCATTTGGCGGTACAACGGATAACTACCTCTTATCGAACGACACATCTTTGGTAGTGCCAACTTATAACGCACCTGACGGCATACTTTGTGAAACAGGCTTTGAGCTATTTATGCAAACGTCCGCTGATACCTCAATAAGTTATACACTCATCTATACGGAGCTAAATTAATATGACTGATGACATCATCCAGCCGCCAGTGATTGAAAGGGCTAAAGTGTTTATTAACGGCGTTGAAGTCAATCCAGATGATTACGCGCCTGCACCAGTTATAGATACAAAAATAACTCGCTTGGCATTTTTAGAGCGCTTTACTGATGCGGAAGCGGTACAGGTTGACTTGGCAAGCCAAGGCGCAACAGTTGAAGCTGCAACAATGCGCCGATTTATGCAAAAAGTTAACGCTGCAACATTTATCGACTTGTCAAGACCTGATACTATTGACGGTGTAAACGCTTTAGCGGCTTACGGCTTTTTTACGGTAGAACGAGCAAGCGAGATTCTTACAGCGCCAATTCAGGAAATAGAACTCCCATAATAAGCAGGGGAATTATTTAGACAAGCATCAATATTATAAGGGCTTTACAATGGATTTATTATTAGTTAGACACAAAGGCTATCGCATTAGAATGGTTATCGACATTGATGGTGGCATGTGGTTGCAGAAGATTAATGAACTGACAGACCAAAATGTTGAGGGGTTTACATACACCAGCGATGTTGAATATGCAATCAATCGTTATGGTGGTGTGGATGCTTTCGTCGAAAAAGTAGTATTCCCTAAGACTAACGAGTTTATGCGTATGTTTTTTCCTTTAGATGGCGGTGGTACTACTGAGCCTGTTGGTGATATTCCAGCAGACGGTCGGGCGCGTCTTGAGTGGATAGTTAAGAATCTATTTAAGTTCGATGCATCAACTGAGCAGTTTGATTACACGCCACCAGAAGGTTGATGAAGCTAAGAGGTTATTGAAGTGAGTTTTTCCCCACAAGAATTTGCTTGTAAATGTGGGAAATGCGGGAAAGGGTTTGCAGAAATGCAGCCCACCCTATTATCCAAACTAAACCAAGCAAGACAATTAGCTGGAGTACCATTTGTGATTACATCGGCCTACCGTTGTGAAGAACACAATCGCAGAGTAGGAGGTACACCCAATTCAGCACATTTACGTGGATACGCTGTAGACATTAAGATACAAAATTCAATGGTGGCAATGTCCATGTTGAAAGCATTTATTTCTGCTGGATTCAATCGTATTGGGTATAACAGCAGAACTAAATTCTTCCATGTGGATTGTGACCCATCGTTGCCACAAAATACTTTCTTCGATTATTAGAGGATAAAAATGTTTGATAAAATCAGATCAAAAATTAAATCATTGTTTGGTAAAGTCAAACAATATCTTAAATCACGTACAGTGAATGTTGGCTTGATTATCACTATGATGGGTGTTGTAGAAATGAACTTATCGTTCTTGCAGCCTACATTTGGAGATAACTTTGGCTTAGTGAGCATTGCTTACGGTATATTAATGGTGTACTTACGGAGTATCACCACAAATTCAATACAAGATAAATAAGGGATTATTGTGGAGACTACAGGAATATTAGCAGCCATCATTAAGTACGGGTGGCTCTTTATCAGTGGTGTATTCGGAACATTGTTTTGGTGGCTATTTAATAAAGCGAATGACACTTACAATAAAGCAGAAGTTGAAAAGTTGTTTGAACTAAAAATGGAACCATTGAAACAATCTGTAGACAGGTTAACACAATCTACAGAACGTAGTGCTGAAATAATGGAAAAATTAAACGATAACCTAAATAAATTACACACAGACGTTGCCGTAATTAAACATCAAGTAAGTAAACTAGAGGATAAATAATATGCCAAGTAATTCAGGAAGTAAGCCAGATAAACCAGTAAAACCTGCTGAGCAGAACAAGAAGAAATCTAAGTAATGGAATACTTAGAGATACTAAATAGACTTTGGTATCTCTTTCTTTTCCCTGTAGTCGCTTTTATTGTAAAAGAGGACAAGGAAGTTCCTATTTTATTTTCTCTGATGTTAGTATGGAATAACATTGTTTTTGATGTTATCGGTGTCCCACCTACTGTATGGTTTCTTGTGCAAGCACTATTCAGTATTTTATTCTGGTATGGTTGTAAATACATATCTTATCTACCGCTAAGAAAGGCAGCAAGAATAGTATGCCTATATGTAGTATTCGTTAACTTATTTGAACAATTTTCATTATACCAGACAATATTCTACCCTTGGTGGGAAATAATTAATTGGGTAGCTTTGGATTTAATTGCTGCTTGCATTTTACTAAACAATAAAGTATTGAGGGTGGGAAAGAGTGTTCAACCAAATTAAATTATATATCTACGGAGCAATAGCTGCCGCAGGATTATTCTTGGTAGGTATGTTGAAATACTTATCTGCAAAGAATAAGTCATTAGAAAAAGAAGTAGAAACAAACAAGAAGAATGTCATAGTGCTTGAGAAAGCATCTGCTGACAGAAAAGAATTAGATAAAGCTGTTGCCGAAGTCAAGGCTGAAGCTCAGGTGGTGGAACGTGAGAATAATGAAAAACGCGCTAAAAAGATTAGGCCGAGTGTTGGGGATAGCTTTGGCGATAAGCGTCTTAATTAGTTGTAAGACAACGCCAGAATATGTATATATCCAACCGGAGTGTTCGCCAGCACCCCGTTTAGTTCTTCCTGAGATTGATTCTGGGAAGCTTTATTCTGTATTGGTACTACCGCATAGCCTACACCCTCAAGACCTCTCTACGTTAGCTCCAGAGCTTTTAAATGGGTATGACGGGGAGGATTTGTACTATGATTTGGTGAATCGGGATAAATTGATGACAGATATGATTCTAGAAAACGAAGCTATTATAAAAAGCGTTTGTAAGAAGGTAGATAATGGCTAACGACAATTATACAGCAAACGCTGACGGCTCTTGTTATGTTGGGATGTTTAACGCATCTTTATTACAACAAGCTATAAACTCCGCTACGGTCAGCTCATGGACGCAATACACCAGTACAAACATTAATGATTTTATTCCGGCATATAGCCCTGACAGGGCTGATATTGCTATATTTGAAACTGACGAGCTTAGAAAGCTGACAAATTGGTCTAACAAGTGGGGCTACGACAGGGTAAACCGCAAAATTGTTGGTGTCGGCACATCTGAGGGGTATTTTGCAGGAGCTAAAAACTACAGAGGAAAGCAAGTAACATTTCCTCTAGCCGACAATGCTTTTAGTGTGCAGTACGGGCCGTTACCTTTAGTTAACGAGGGGCATACTTATGATCGAAATAGCTCAATACCAGACAGTGTAGGCAGGTTTTATTGCACGACTTTAGTATCAATAGGTAGCCCCAAAATTTATCGCCGTGATTTAGCAGGTGAGTACACTGATGTATTTACCTTAAGTTCAGTAAATGTTGCAGGCTTGGCAGGCACAAGTAATCTACTTCATGCCCTCGATGTATTTCCCGAAATGGGCGCAGAGGGTTCTGTCATTACGTTTGGGCAACGAGGCGCGTTGGTTAGGTATGACATAGCGACAGGCGTCGGCACTTTGCTTTACACTGCCGCAACAGATAACAGTCATTATTATGGCGTTTGTGTTTACTCCAACGGTCAGATTATATTCGGCGCTGGTGAATCATCAAGCCAACTGTATCGACTTGATAGTAGTGGTACGGTAACTGCGTTATCAACTGCGCCACCGCATCCTATTAACTGCAAGTCAAGTTACAAATACCTGCCCAGCCCTGTTGATGGCGACAACGCTTGCTACAGCTTGGAAAATGACACCATGAGAATGTATAAACATAATTTAACATTAGATATATGGACTGATATAGGGCCAGCAGTACCGACAGGCAATTTGGTGCAGACCGTTTTTGTACCTTTACGCGGCCTAAATGCGTTTGCTTGTTTTTGCGGCAAGGGTAGGACTGGCGGGTTAGACCAATCGGAATTCTGGATTTATAAGGTAACTACATAATGGCTTACGCATTATTATTTAACGGCTCTGGATATGTTAGCATTCCTGCAAAAACGGCAGGTAGCGCGTCTACAGATACTTGGACGGCTCTTTTTGATTTAGAAATACCAAACACATCAAACCAAACCATTTATGCCGCAACATCGACAGCGTTCACTGATATTTTTAGGATTACAGGAGCTAATACCGTTGCGTGGCGGATAGGGGCCGGAACCACAAACAACATAACAATTAGCCAAAACTGGCCCATAGGCACCAGATTTCTTTTAGGCATTTACCGTGAGTCAGGCCGGAACTTAGTAATAACTATTGATGGTGTTGAGGTTTACCGCGCTAACAGCGTTTCATTCGGTGGCGGCGGTAACGCTATAAGTGTTACATCAATTGGCAAAGCAAGTGTTGGTACGTTTAGCGGTAAGATGTATGAGGCTACAATTCAGGGTGAAAACTATTTAAACCCTGACCAGCCCGACACTACTGTATGGGGTGACGGCACATTAACTGGTATACCAAGCACGAATTGGGAACCATATGGCGGTGTCGCAACGCCAATATCATTCTCAGGCACAATACCAACACAATCATTCACTAACGGCGAATCAGTTAGCGTAGATTTATCAACATACTTTAGTGGCACTGAAACGCCTTTTACATTCACAAACACTGGAACAGCTTTAACTGGTTCAGGATTAACGCTTTCTAGCGCTGGCTTGTTGTCAGGTACTTACACAGGTACGCCTATAACCGGAGTGGTAGTCACTGGTACAGATGCTGCGACAAATACTGCGGCAAGTAATGCGTTTAATATTGAGACTGCATCTGCTGTCCGTAATATATCAATTGCTGACAATCTACCAGCATTATCTAGTGCATTGTCAATGACATATGTAGCAGCGGGTGTTGGAACAATAACAATATCAGATTGGGCTAATAACACAGGCACTGCCCTACCTAACCTGACTGGTATTACAGTGAATGTGCGTAGTTTGATAGATGGTAGTACGGTGTATCGTACAACTACTGCTTCTACTGATGTAGGTAGCGATTGTGTTGTATCTGATGCAGCAATTGTAACTGGAACTCAATATGAAGTAACAGCCCTGAAATTCAATGGCGCAGATTATGACATTGGTATCGCTATCATCACTGCAACGTAGGAGTAAACAATGTTTAGATTTTCTAACCAACCTATTGTTTCTTCTAAGTTTGTTTTCGGTGTTGGTAATTTCGGTGTTCTTTATGATGTTGTGCCTACTACTGGACAGAACGGGGCGGCAGTCTTATTAAATGATGGCGGGGTTAATGGAGATTATGTAAGATTACGTATTGACTCTATTGACCCTACAATTACATCACTGTTTGTCTATGAAGATGGTAGTTTTGAATCTCAGGGTACTGGACAATGGACATATTATTATAGTGAAAACGGGATAGAGAACCCTACCCTAAACACTGTTACAATTAATCCATTTGTTACTGATAGCAATCTAACAATCAGTGATGTGCTTCCGGCATTATCTAGTAGTGTTACGATTACAAATGTAGTTCCTGAATACAATCTATCTATTTCAGATTCATTCAGTCCCCTACAATCTTCAATGAGTTTGGTTAATGGTATTCCTGAGAGTAGTTTGAGCATAGCTACAACGCTTCCTAGCCTATCTAGCAGCGTTTCAATTGAGAATGTAGTACCAACGTATAGCTTAGCTATTACAACGTCCCTACCGAGCTTACAGAGTACTGTAGGGTTATCCTATGAGGATGCCCTTTATGACATCACCATTAGCGACAACTTACCATCATTACAGTCTGCAATAACATTAGAAAATATTGTACCTGTATATACTCTGGAAATAACCGATTCATTTGCTGCTTTACAATCATCAGTAAATATCATCAACGGGGAGTTAACTATTCATGTTGCTCCACAAAATTTAATCTATATCAAACCAAAACCAAGATTTATAACACTGAGGTAATAAAATATGTCAATTCATGTAGATATTCAAAACGCGATGGTTACTGCTGCTGGTGTTGCATTACCAACTGGTTCTAGCTTAGTGGTCTATAGTGGAACTGCCCCTGCTAACGTAAATGCTGCTTTATCTGGTAACAACGTACTGGCTACGTTTACAACTGCTGGTTGGGGTGCAGCTTCTGCTGGCTCAATCACTGCATCAGCTATCACTGGCGTTACTGCCACTGGTACTGGCGCTGCAACATTTGTTCGTTGTTTAGTTGGCGCTGTAGCCAAGTACCAAGCTCAAGTAGGTGGCGCAGTTGTCATTGACAATGCCAATATTGACACAGGTGGTACTGTCAACGTGACAGGGTGGACTCTGACACAACCTGCTGCGTAATCTGTATACACCCCGCCTTGAAATATAGGCGGGTATTTTAGTACTAAGAAGGAAGTAATATGTTCTGGCCGCAAGTTAAAGACCCTGACGTTGTAGATCGTTATGGTTTCGATATGGACACAGATTGGTTAGATGGTGAGACAATAACAAATGTCACATTTACCGCATCTGTGGATTCAGGTTTAACAATAGACAATATCAGTTACGTAGAATCTCCCAGAATTAGTGCTCAGTTCTCTGGTGGTAATGATGGGTTTTGGCCTATTAAAATTAGAATAGAAACCGCCACTAGGCAGTATGAGGAATGTACTACACTTTGGGTAAAACAAGGCTGCTGACATGACTATTGCAACAGATTTATACTTAGGTCAAGTGATTGACATCCAATCCAAAGAAATTAGAACAGCAGAATCAATCCTAAAGAAAGGTGATTGGTTCTTTACTCAACTTGGTAACTATACTTCTGTTGCACCCCTGTCTATATCAAATGGTGTGACATCTAAGATAGCATTCCAACCAGAAGATATTACCTATACAAATGGTAATGGATTCACCACACAATATGACTTCGTAAACCAGAAGTTTATGCCAACCACACTAAATGATTTATTCACAGCAGAAGTAAGATTTAAGTTCAAATGTTCTGCACAAGACGGTCATTTTGATGTTAAGTTGGAAAGCCCTGATTTTGATTTCAATCCTGTGAGTGGTTTAAGTGTGTCCTCCACTAAATCAGCAGGAGTTGAGCAATTCGCTTCAATACCTTTTACATTCTTTATTGGTCAAGATTTGATTGATAATGGGTTAGAGTTTAAAATTACTCCATTCAATACCAATATACAAGTGTACGATATTAGTTATCTTGTTGTGAGATTATGCAGCGGAAGGTGATATGGCAGAACAAACTGTTGTAGAGGTATACCGCACACAGGAAGATAAGGCTAATTATGATTTTGTTTCCTGTGTAACAATTAGCTACTTTGATGATATAGCTTTCATACAAGGGTTATCTGGAACATTTACTACTAAATGTTATAAAGAAATTGTAGATTACCTAGAAAGGAAGGGTATGAAGCAGATACAATATTTCAGGAAAGGTAGGTTAAAGGTAATTTGGTTGGATAGTAAGTTGTAAAGAAAAGGCTCCCTAATGGGAGCCTTATTTGTTTGTG